GGTCCGCGCCGGGCTGGACGATGCGGCCAACACCGCAGATAAACAAGTCAGCGTCGCGCAGCAGCAGCTCGACATGCTTACCCTCTCAGTGACCGGCATTCTCGACGTGAACAAGTCCGTGATTTCAGTTCGGGAAGCTCTCGACCAGTATTTCGGCGCTGGCGGCACGAAAGATCAGACGAACACAGGCATGCCAGAAGGCGCAACCACAGGCGGTATCGTGGATCGCCAATTCTCCGACATCGCCGCGTATGGGGCGGAGAAGGGGCCGGATGCCTACTACCTTATCGAGGGCGTCAACGACTACGCCGCAAAGCTCGCTGCTGCTACGGTATCTCAAGCCCAATCTGCTGCTCTCGGTGCGGTTTATACGATTGACGAGACATTCCAGATGCTGTTCGGGATGACGCAGGACGCATTCCAGCAAATCCAAGACAAATACGGATTGCAGAACCTGCCGGGTTTTGCTGTTGGCACAAATTACCTTCCCAAAGACATGCCGATCATGGCGCACGAAGGTGAGCGGATCATTCCAGCGGCAGATAACCGGGCAATCATCAACGCCCTACAGGGTGGCGGGAATAGCGCCAGCGTTGAGCGTGTTCTGCTGCGCGTCGAAGCGCTATTGGAGAACATCAGCGCCGAGACGAAATCCTCTGCGCAATCCGGCAACAAGACCGCAAGGCTGATTGAGCGCGCAATGCCTGAAGGTGACGCGTTTGCTACTCGGGAGGTGACAGCATGAAGGTAATTAAGCCGACAGTCATCACTGATGCAATGCTGGTTTCAAGCACGGTTGCAGAGGATGACCATGCAGTGTGGGTATCCGGCACTACGTATGTAATCGGAGATAAGAGAATCAGGGTCGAAACGCATCGCATCTATGAACGCCTCACTGCTGGGGCAGGCACAACGCCACCGGAAAGCGATTCGACAAACTGGCTCGACATCGGCCCGACAAACCGTTGGGCGATGTTTGATGATGTAGTTGGAACCGTCACCACCCACGATTCTCCGCTTACTGTGGTTCTGGAGCCGGGAAGCGTTACCGGCCTTGCTCTGCTTGAACTGATGGGAAGGCAGGTGCAGGCGACGATGAAAGACGGACCCGGCGGGACGGTGGTGTATGACCGGACTATCGACCTCGACGGCACGATCATTGAAAGCATCTACGACTGGTTTTTCAGCGAATTCGAACAGCGCACCGATGCCGTATTGACGGACCTGCCAGGGCAGTTCACAGGCTGCGAATTGACGATCACGATTACTGCCACAAGTGGCGATGCGGCCTGTGGCGTATGCAAGCCGGGGATGGTAATCGACATCGGCGGAACTCAATACGGGGCGCGTGTCGGTATCGTCGATTACAGCAAAAAGGACCGAGACCAGTGGGGCAATACGATCATTGTCCAGCGGGCCTACAGCAAGAAGGGAACGTTCGAGGTCATTACCGAAAAATATCGGTTCAACAAAATCTATCGAACCTTGGTTGCGCTTCGTGCCACGCCTGCTGTTTATATCGGAACCGAGTATCAAGGCTATGAGCCCTTGATCGTCTACGGATTCTTCAAGGATTTTTCAATCGATGTTGCATACCCTGCGCATCATCTTTGCTCACTGGAAGTTGAGGGCCTCATCTAATGTCAATTACACCATTACCCCCGCTGGACAGAACGTCCGGCTCGTTTAAAACTGATGTTGATACGTACTTCGGAAGTCTCATTCCTCAATTTGGCGTAGAGGCGAATGAACTAGCCGCTGCGATGACTGCCATTGCTGCCGGTACTGCGTTTGCGATCCCGTACACGTTCTCGACCACTACGACAGATTCCGATCCTGGCGCGGGTATGCTGCGCTTGAATAACGCCACGCAGAACGCGGCTACAACCATGCGCTTTGATCTAACCGGCGCTGATGGCAAGACCTGGACCAATGTTCTCGATACCTTCGACGACTCGACAAGCGATGTGAAAGGACAAGTTCGGCTCGTCAAAGTGAGTGATGGAACGAAGTGGCTTGCGTTCAATGCAGCCGCCCTGTCAGTGCCTTCCGGGTACCGGAATTTGGCGGTCACGAATGTGGGCTCAAGCGATACAAGTCCATTTGTGAATGGGGATTCGATTCTTCTGTTGTTCACGCGAAATGGTGATAAGGGTGACACCGGCCCAGTGGCGGCAGTCGGAAATCATGAGGTTGTTGTCCATACAGGAAACGGCTATGGGTCAACCAATACGGTGATTCGAAGATTTACAACTGCAATGGTTAATGTCGGCACTGCGATTACCTATGCGGATAGTGCGGCGAACGGCGCGAGTTTTACGATCAATGATACTGGCTTGTATGCAATTCATTACTCTGATGAGGGGCCGGTCGATAACATCATTGGTGTTTCTGTAAATAGCTCAGAACTGACAACGGCTGTCGCTAATATCACTGTGGCAAACAGGCTTATGCTTTCGACGCAAGTAGGGAATGCTGGATCAACAGGCCGAGCCGTTGTTAGTCGAACGGTAATGCTCAGCGCGGGCGATGTTATTCGGGCGCATACGAGTGGCAGTGGCGGCACCACTGGCACAACCAATCGGAACATCTTCGCCATCAGAAAGGTTGGATTTGTATGAAGCTTTTGGTAAACACCCCAGTGGGTACACAAGAAATCATCGCAGTTGGACCGGGCGGCCAGTATTTTGAGCCGAGTAGGGTGCTTTGGGATGAGCGCGTCGATGGCCCGTTGCCTTCAGTTATCCTCGGGGCGATGCGACGCGAAGGAAGTTCTTTAGTGGTTGATGAGGATCTTTTGTCTGCTGCAAATTCGTTGGCGTTGAGCCTAGCAAAAGAAAGTAAGCTGAAAACTGCAAATGCAGAATGTGATCGTCGCATGTCGTTGTTTGTGGCGAGCTATCCAGAGCGGGAGCAGCAAACTTTCACCAAGCAGGAGGAGCAAGCGCGAGCATATTTAGCCAATTCTGTGGCGGTGACGCCGCTGCTTGATATGCTGGCAACGGAGCGCGGGTTGAGTAAGGCAGAAATGGCTGCCCGCATCATGGCAAAGGTTGAGCCATTTGAGGTGTATTGCGGCAGGATGATTGGTTACCGCCAGCGCTTAGAGGACCAATTGGACGGCACGGAAACTCTCGAAGAGCTGAGCGCGATTGATCCGACATCAGGTTGGCCGGAATAGGTCAATTTCCGGCATATAATCCCGCAAAACAATGCGCGGGAGAGTTGGGATGGGGCAGGACGTAACGCTTACGATTGACCAAGCAATTGATATAGCCAAAGAGCACTACCAGGCCGGAAGATTGGCGGCGTCGAAGTCATTTTGTTTGCAGATCATTGGGGTCAGATCAGAACAGCCGGGCGCATTGAATTTGCTGGGGATGATATCCCTCCGTGAAGACCAGCGTGAGATGGCGTCTATGTATCTAAACAGGGCGATATCGGCAAAGCCAGATTTTGCAGAGGCGCATAAAAATCTTGGGAATGTCTTCCTCAGCCAAAAGATGCATGACCAAGCCATCAAGTGTTATCAGCAGGCCATTGCCTGCGATCCAGCCTATTATGCGCCGTATAACAATTTGGCCACTATCTCGTACACAGTCGGAGAAATAGATCAGGCCATTGTGTATTACAAGAAAACGCTAGAGATACGGACGAACGACAGCGGCGTTGCCCATAATCTCGGTAGCGCACTGTATTCGTCCGGCGACATGAGCGGCGCGATAGACTGCTTCACCAGAATTTTGGGTAATCCGCTTGACGCTTGGGTTGCTGATTCAGCCGCATTTCTTGCAGTATTGCGCTTTTTGCGCGGCGATATTCGAGAGACTCAAGCCATCATCGACGTATATCAAAACTCGCAGGTGATAGGCTCCACCAAGCTACATAATTATTTTCGCTATTTGGCATCCCTTATCGCTTTTTCCCCGGCGTCTACGAATGAGCAAAGCGAAGCGCTGCATGTTATTGGCGAGAGCCATTCCCTTTCGCCACATAACACCCTTATTACCATTGATGGGAAGGCGATGCGTTGCCGCAGCAGTTGGATACTTGGTTGTAAGCAATGGCATTTGCGATCGGAGGATAGGAATCGCTTCAAACCGCAGTTCGAATCAATTCTCCGTTCCTTGCCGAATGGGTCATCGATCCTGCTGACCGTTGGCGAAATCGATTGTCGTCCAGATGAGGGGGTCATCAAGGTATTGCACACCAAGGGCGGCACGGTAGAGGGCATCATTGAACGGACTGTTTCCGGCTATATAGATTACGTTGCGAGCCAGACGACAGAACGCGACTTCAAAGTGATCATCTGCGGCGTTCCGGCAACGAATTGGGATTTGTCGTCACTGGAAGCAGATAAAGCGGCGCAGCTTGTTTCTGTCATCAGGCAGTTCAATGAACGCCTGAAAGCTCATGCGCTCGCCGCTGGCCTAGACTTCCTCGACGTGTACCGGATGACGGATCGCGGCGATGGAATATCAAACAAGCTCTGGCATCTGGAAGAAACACATTTGCGGCCAGGCGCTATCGCAGAAGCATTCAAAAATCATTACATACGCGCCAGTTAGCAGCGCAAGCAATCCGAATCAACACAACCCGCCTTGAGCGGGTTTTTTTATGGGCAAAACATGGACCGCATCTTTATCGTCGGGGTCGCCATTGCAATGCTGGCGATCTGGCTTCTGTTCTACCTGCTTCCATTCCCGGATTACCCCTATTCCCCCGAACACCTACAGGCCGGTTACAGAGCGGCACTGCGGTATTTCGGTTTTCCTCACTAACCACCCTCAATAAACGAAAAACAAGGATTCGCATGGACAATCTCAAGTCACTCGGCGACACGCTATCTCTTAGCGTTGTTTTTACCACTTTGGCCGGATGGCTGCCATCAATTGCCGCTCTGGTATCGATTATTTGGGGGGCGATACGGATATACGAGACAAAGACAGTGCAAAGTTTTCTTGGAAAGCGAAGAGGGCGAGGGAAGGGTGGCAGAACATGAGCAAGGTGCGGATCGCTGTCACGGCGCTGACTCTTTCGGCGGCAGGGTTTATTGGAATCGTGACGAATGAAGGCTACACAGATACGTCCATCATTCCGATCAAAGGTGACCGGCCAACGGTTGGATTCGGAAGCACATTTCATGAGGATGGTTCACCAGTAAAGATGGGCGATAAGACTACGCCCGTTAAGGCGATGCGTAAGAGTATCGCCCACATTGGCAAGGATGAACTTCAGCTCAAGCGGTGCGTGACTGGCGATTTGCACCAAGAGGAGTGGGACATTCTGGTGGATTTTGGTTATTGGCGCGGATCTGGCGGCACCTGTCGATCTGAGGTGGTAAAGAACATCAACGCCGGGAACTATGTTGCAGCGTGTGAAGCATATTTGAATCTTGATTCTCGTAGAGCAGCCGGAAGAGATTGCTCTATCCGTGAAAACAACTGTCGCGGCGTTTGGTTGCGAGCACAAGAGCGGCACAAGAAATGCATGGAGGCGCAATGAAACGGTACGCAAGCAGGAAGTTCCTTCTGGCGCTGGCAACGCTCGCTTCGGCGACATGGCTTGTCTATGCGGGGCATATTGCTGATGGTGTGTATTCCGCCGTGGTGATCGCAACCGTGGGCGCTTATATCGTCGGTAATGTCGCGCAGAAGGCGACGGCGAAGGCTGAATCATGAGCCTGCTATCTGTCGCCCTGCCGTCGTGGTCGAAGTGGCTTGCGCTGGCCTTGGCCGCTGCATCCATTTTCCTGCTTGGGCAAATTCGGGGCGAACGCATTGCGGGAGAAAAGCACCTTGAGTATGTGGCCAAGCAGGCTGCGCAGACCGTGAAGATCGCGCAGGCCCAGACTAAAGTAGTCATTCAGAAGGAGGTCGAATACCGCGACCGCATCCAGAAAATCTACATCAAAGGTGAAACAATTGAAAAAGAAGTCCCTGTCTATGTTACCCAAGCTGATAACGCTAACTGCACTGTCAATGCTGGCTTCGTGCGCGTCCACGATGCCGCCTGGTCAAGTGAGCCTCCCGGACCTCCCGCCGAGCCTGACCGCCAACCCTCCGGCATTCCGCTTGCTGAAGTCGCAGAAGCCAATGCCTTCAATGCAACCGCCTGCCTCGCATGGAGAGAACAAGCCCTTGGGCTCCGAGACTTCTACAAGCAGCTTCAGGCGGTGACGAATAGCTCAGAGCACGACGCCAAGTAACTCACGCCAGTGCCGCCCGGATCGAGTCATTGATAAACGGTGTTCGCCCAAGATATTGAGGAATGGCAAGATCGGATTCGGTATTCAACTCCATCAACACTGGCCCCTGTTCGCAGAATGCCACATCCCAGTTTTGCAGCCGCAAGCCTGGGAAATTGATGGCTGCAGCGCAGCACATCTCCACTGCCTTTCCCCAATCCGGCAGCACCTTCCCCTTCAATGTCTGGCGCGTGTCTGGATGCGTTGCCACCTCTACGCCATCCGGCCAAAGTCCTGTAATCACGCGGTCAATTCTGCCACTGTCTTTATCCACCCAGGCCAACAGGTTGCCCGTTTCACCCATGCAAAAGTTGTCGGTGATGTTGTGGGCGCGGGCGATCTTCCAAAATGCCATATGCACTTGTGGTCGATTGTTGTGCACCAGCAGAATGACGCGCACGCAGCTAGTCATCGGCCCGGTCATTGCTCGAACGTCGGGGTGCGGCTGCAGGCACTTCTGGAATAACATCCCGTTATGAAAGCGGTTGGTGCAGTCTTTCAAGAATTCAGCGAACGGCACACGATTCCCATGCACGTCGGTGAATCTTGAGGATGCCGAATCAAAACCTGTCAACAGGTAAGTGCCGCGACCGAATGCCGCGCTCACCGGCTTTGCAAAGATCGGATATCGAAGTGAGGTAGCGACAAATTCCCTTAGCTCATCCTCGGTTCGTAAACATGTTTCGCTGCCAATGCGCCGTCCATCAGGTGAGAAGATAGCGACCGTCTCGGGGATATTGAAACCGTAGTGCTGAAGAAGGGCGTAGTTAAGCAGCTTGTCGTTCGCAATCGCTCGCCAATAAGCTTGATTCAGTTTCTTGTCCAAAGCGGCACTCGTCCGCCATCCAATGCAATCCGCAGTCGAAAGCCCCTGATACGCTCGGTCATCGAACATTTCAAGCTCGTAATACTCCTCCATGCCCAGCTTGTGCTCGCCAGCAAAGAAACGCCGCAGCTCCATAAATTGGGCGACGTGAGACTTGCCCGTTTTCGCCTTAGCGAGTGAGGCGTATTTCATCAATGTTGCGAGCTTGGATATTTTGGATTGCATGGTAAGTGATAGTAGGAAATTGTTGGTAAGTAATAGTACGTAATTGTTAACTTGCCAAGTGTACACGCAATTTCCATCAAAATATCTGCTGCTACGTATTGGAATCAGGGCGGGTGGAATTCGCTTTCAACTCCGCATTCTCCTGCTCCAACTCGGATATGCGGGCGACTGCCATACGGAAGATTGATGTTGGATCGGGCTTGCGTCCCATTTCAGAATGGATGGCTGCAGCACTCAGGCGCTCAATAAGGTCTTTGCTCATTCCTTCTCCAATTCAGCAATACGGGCGTGTAACTGCTTAATTTCTCCGAACATGTCATTGGCGCGGGATTGCCATTCTTTCTTTGCCTGATAGCTTTCTTCAACGCGGACTTGCAGTCGTTCGATTTTGGCGATCAGTTCGAGGACGACGGAGGGGGAGGCGGCGCATATCAAGTCAGCGTCAGCAGCGGTCGCTACAATGTCACCCTGATAGTGCGGCCCTTTCAGCGGGGAGCCGATGGAAAGCCATATCGATCCATCATTGCGGACGCCGTATTCCCGCTCGCCCGGCGTTGCCGCTTCCGCCTTCCTCTTCAGATCTTCAAGGTCGAGGTTCATGGTTTCTCCGTGGCTTGGTAAGGAATCTCTTGTACAACGCGGTTTGCATCGGCATCGACAATTTCCCCATGGTGGCGAACGATGGTTTTCTCCAGCGCCTTGACCGCAGCGCGGACGTACTTGGGAACCGATTCCGCCTTCTTGTACGCAGCCACGAGACGCTCCTTACCTTCATCTGAGGCGTTCTCTACGGCTGGCGCAATGGATCGGATGGTTTCTTTCATTTCCTCTGGACTTTGCCCTATGTCGCAACGCACATAAGCAAGGAGCCTGCGAAGGTGGTTTATCTCGGCGTCTGTAAGTTTGCAATCAATCATTCTTCCTTGCTCCTTCCAATAGCGGCTGCGGAGCGATTGTTCCAAGCATCGATAGCAATTCGCTCGGCATCATCTTCATCAATTTCATCCCCGTCAAAATAGGCATGGGGGCCAACAGCGCCGCACGATTTGCATGATGGCTGTGAATATCGTTTGCCGCCGCCTTCCCCATCTCCGCAGTAAGTTAGCGTGACGCCGGAAACAAGCTCACTTCCGCCGCAGAATGGGCATGGTGTTATCGTTGCACTCATAAATATCATTCCCTATCTTTAAGCATCGGGGAAAACTGCAAACACACTCCAACAACTCTTTTACACATATCAACATCGAACATTCCGATATGGCAGTCTTTCTTGTCGATGCCAAGTTGATCACTCAGCCATGCGTATGCCGATCCGCGCTTCTTGTGACCGCCCCTCCAGATCGGATCGAAGACAGCGTGTGCTAGTTTTTTCGCTGTGCGTAGTTCGGCATTTGCCAGCCTTCCTAGAGGATTTGTCGTGTTCGGATGGCATCCAACATATGCGTCGCATGGTTTGCACTGGTAAAACGTTTTTGCATACAGATCAGGCCGATGCGGATAAATTTCCTTGCCTGTCACTTGAGCGGCATTGCGTCGGCAATATGGGCATTCAAGGCGCTGCTTCACGTTCACTTTCCTGAAGGCCTGCTGCATCTGATTCATTGCTGGTCCTTTAGTTGGCGGAGGGTGGTGGCGATGAACTCGGCTGCGCGAGGTTCGCCGGATGCCGCGTTGCTCAGAGCAATATCGCCATTTAAAAGCGCCGTGTCCCTATATGCAGAATAGTGCTCCTGCATTTCATCGCACGCCTTTGCCGCCTCTTCCAGTGCTGCGGCACGTCCTGCCCGAAAGCCTCGATAGGCGCATCTTGTTTCGGGATCGATGTATGTGCCAGATGCTATCTTGTCCAGCCTATATCCACCCTCTGGATGAATGGTGTTTTGCACCCACACCTCGAACGCTTCCATGCACTTATCCATAACTACCTCCCATCCCGTTCAAAAATAGCTTGTCGCAGATATACCGCCGTATCAAGCACCTCTTGGTATGCATCAACCAGAGCATCGCGCCCGTTATGCGGTTGAAGCGGCGTTCCATATCTAGCCCGCCCAACTTGATCGCGCTCTCGCATGTCTTCCATTACCAAGTCCCATACGGCAGGCTTATCGTTTGGAGCGGGTGGTGGCTGGTCTAGCCTGCTAGTTTCAATGCACTTGTCCATGCCCATCCCTCATGCAAACAGTGTGTATTCCGCGTCTTTGAAGCTCCATGCTATATAGTAGATAGCCAGTGAAACAAGCCCCATGCCATTCCGAATTCGGCTCATCGACTCCGGCGCGGACAAGATCGATTTCAGCCACATGTACCGCATCTATCAGATCGTCATCCGATAGGGACGATAGGTAGGTGGATACGTCGGCGGTGTTCATCCCGACTCTTTCCAGAACGGGCCGCCCGGCTCGAACAGTGCCTTCAGGCGCTCGTTTGCCTCAGCATTGGCCTTTTCCCTTTCCGGCGACAGTGGCAAGCCAAGCCGGACCATCGAGCAATAACAATGCGGCTCACCGTACATCGGCCCCATGCAGGCGCACAGGTTGATTTCCCCGCGATCCAGCTTATCCATCATTTCGCGTACCTCTGGATACTGTTCCATGGCTTCCTTTATTGGGATAGGCTTGTTCATCTCTTCCTTTCAGGTATTGGCGGATTGGGCGGCATCAATTTTCGCTTTGGCTGAAAGCCACGCGGGCTCAAGCCAGCCGGTTCGAAGGCCAGAATGACCGGATATTTCGTCTCCGTTTGGCCCGCGGAAAATAATCGCCCCATCGCCGCACCATGTCGATTTGTAGCCTTTGTATGGTTCGGTCCTGATGCAATGAGCATTGATTTCGTCTTGTGTGTTCATACAATTCTTTCTTCAATCCATACCGATAGCGCCGTTAGGCGGAATTGGGTTGCTTCGTCTGCGTGATCTTATCCTCCGTGGCTCGAATGGTCTTTCTGGGCTTTGCGTGTGGCTGACTTGCTGGCGTTCGGGAAATTTCTCATCCAAGTAAGCCTGGAAGATTGGGTGGAATTGACGCGTGAAGCTTTCGATGATTCGATCAGCTGTATCCTGTTCGCACACGTCCTCCATGCGGTCAATGTGGCGCATGACAAGTTCTGTGATTTCGCGCTGGAACTTGGCTTCGTATGCTGGAAGCGGTGCGTTGTTTTCAGTTTCCATAACACTCCCTTTTCATGGATCAAAACAGCTAAGTGATTGCCACCCGCGCAGAAGGGCGTGGCGATTTGTTTTGCATGTTTTATATCATTACTCTTATCTATAAAATTGCTCGATATGGTGCTGGGGATTTTTTGCCACGCGATACGTTTTTTGGGTAATTGCATGCACTGTATGCGCAACCAGTAGTCCTTTATCCATGCGGGTTTGCGGGCTATGCGTCGGGAGCGAATCGGACTCGAAATCCAGTATACGTTTATGCGTATCGAGGGTTCGAATCCCTCCCTTTCCGCCAAGTATACAAGCACTTAGATGTCTTTCAAAGGCCGCTCTTCTGCGGCCTTTTCTTTTGGTGCTGGGGATTTTTTGCCAGCCGTTCCGATTTTTGCCACGGCTGCCGCCAGCGATTCAATAGCAAGGTGGCTGTAACGCGCTGTACTGCGCGAATCCTTATGCCCCAAAACGCCCCCCACAGTGTACAGGTCAACGCCACCATTAATCATGTGACTGGCCGCGCTATGGCGCATGTCATGGAAATGATAATGCCCCAGCCCAAGCGCCCGCGATTTATTGCTGAACTGGCGCTGTACGGTGATCTTAGGAATTGCAAGTGGGAAATATCGCAGGCAAACCCTTATGCGAGGATGGATCGGAACCATCCGTCGCTCCCCATTCTTCGTGTCTTCCAGTAGAAACGCATCGTCAACAACCTTGACTGCAACAATCTCGCCCAGCCTCATCCCGGAGTAGAAAGCGACTCGAAGTGCGGCGCGTGCGCGGCGATTCGTCATCGCCCGGGCAATCTGAAGCATTTCCTTCCGACTGGCGTAATGATGACGCTCATTTTTGACAATTGGCATGGAAACATTTAGGTCCGCAGTTTTTGCGAGCCGGTGTTCCTTCTGGGCGTACCGGCAGGCGGCGCGTAGGTAAGACAGCTTGTTCCTGATGCTGGCCGGGGAAAGCGGGACAGCCTTCATGTTGCCATTTTCGTCTTTCAATTCGCGCACAGCACCATCCTTGTACTCCTTCGCAACTTCCGCCAGTTCATCCATGAACCTGCCGTCATATGCCCAATGGATGCGGGCCAATTCAGCAATAACCCCGTCCCCGTTCTTTAGGCGCGGACAAACTTCCTTGATGTATAGCGCCACAGCGGTGCTGATCAGGACACGTTCTTCAGCCGCGCCGGTGGCAATGGCGTAGAGGCGGTCTGTTTCGGCTTTTGCGTAGGCTTCTGCTTTGGCTCGATTCCAGCCTTCTGGAAGAGTCTTCGTAGCTCTGACCCGGTGTCCTTTAATGACCTTGTCAAAGTCGAAGATCCAACGCTTTCTATCCTTATCGTAGTATGTTGACATGATTCTTTATATGCCTCGACGTCTTCCTCTCTGAAACGAACACACTTTGGACCGTACCGAACACATGGAACCGGGCCATGCGGCGCTGCGAGTCCGTACATCATGCGTTTGCTGATTCCCAGTTCCTTCGCTGCTTGTTCGGCGGTTAGCATCATCACTCCTACTCTTCCATTACTTCGAGTCGTTAGCATTGTTCATTATTTTCCGCCGACAAGCCTTTGCCAAACATGGGCCATCAGAAAAGTAATCACGGTGCCGATGGCAGCTTTAATTGCTAAGGCAGAGACCGTGCGAACCGCTTTGCTCTTTATCCAGCCCAGCGTGATATGTCGTTGCTTGGTCTTTGGCGGAACTTGTGCTTGCCGTTCTCTCATCTTGTACACAATGTTTTGAATTCTGTCGGGGGTCTCGCCGTGCATTCGGCATCGGTTAAGCACTCCCAATGGCACACCAAGTTCTTCGGCAATTTGGCTCATGGTCCAGCCTTCTGCCCGTCTGGCCTGAATCCACTGCATGCCGACGTCCATCTTCGAAGTGTCTGCGCTCATTTATTTGTCCCTTGCGGTCGTGTTACGATGATTTTTGCTTTTTGGAGAAAAACAATGATTGTTGAAAATTTTCGCGCTCCCTTGGTCCTCAAGCACACTGAGGATTACATCAAATGCAAGGATGGCTGGCGCTGGATATTGAAGTGGATAGACACCAACGGCTTCTTTTCCATTCCTGTGACAAGCGATCAGGCATTCCCGTCGGAAGAGGAGGCGAGGGCCGATCTTCGCCGAATCGATGAGGATCATATGGCTAAGGCCAGATAGGGGCTTATTGGTCATCCCTTGCTCCCGCTATCCATCCTGCGACCGATTTCAGCGGCGACGCGAAGAACAGCATGCGCCTCATCGCCGCATTCACCGCCCCAGAACTCTTGAATCAGGGTATGGTCAGGAAACCTCTTACACACGTAGCAATCATCGAAATCGATACTCATGCGCAAGTCCCGCGCTAAACGGTAGCGTTCACCTTCGTGTATGAGTGGATTCCAGGCAGTCGATACGCCGGGAATGCAAAGATCAATAATGGGCGGATCGAGGTCCATGCGCGACACATTCCAATGGTGTGAAGTGTCGTATCCCACTGCCTTTGCCGCCCACATCAGCATTTCATGATCATCCATGATTGCCCCCGCTATCTGATTGGGAGGGTGCGGCGGCTTTGTTGCGCTCGAATGCAAGCTTCAATCCGTCGTGCGAATCCACTTCATCGGCTGGCACAAACTCCATTTCGTAGCCGTCTGGATAGTGCTCCGCATAGGTCTCGTGGCGATCTGGTCGAGAGCCCGGGGTTACTCCTAGATCATGAGGCACGTAACCTTCGTGGCTGCACAAGTGAGAGCCAAGGATTGTTCCATCCTCAGCCATTGCAATGGCAATCCCGTCGCCGCCGTCTGGCGTATCTGAAAAGCAGTAGATTTTCGGCTTCATCCCTTGCCCCCATCGACTTGCCCGGGAGCGGCTTTGATCATGGCGGTCCAGATCGACCGCACGTGACGGTCATCGTCCACGCTGGGGCGACCGGCGCAGTCCGCCTCCATGCCGGCCTCAATCATTTCGTCAGTTAGCTCAACCGGCACCATCACATATCCCGGCTGTGCTGCCTGTAGTGGGGCGAGATAAAGCCCGTAATGCGTCCATTGGCATCCGAACGTTCTTTTCTGCTTTTTTTCGTATATGGTCGAAACGCCGCTTTTCTTCAGGTCTGCAAGATCGTCCTCAGTGATGTACCCGATTGGCTCTTGCTGACTGACAGCAGGGGCGGCATTCCAAAGATTCGTCAATGCCTCCGCGATTAGCTCGCCTACCTTGTTCTGTAGCGCCTCAGCGTTTCCCATGTAACCGATGCGGCCCCACCCGCGCACCCGGCAAATGCTGGTTTCGTGTTGGTCGGCCACCATCTGATTTTCAGCGTCGAAGATATAACCGCTATCGAATCTGAACGGCGGCTTGTACAGTGCTATCGCCGCTTCTCGCAGCGCCTCTATTGATGTGTCAGTCATGGTCATTGACCTCCCAAACCGGTCGGACAGTTGGCTTTTGGGCAGTAATAGCCCATCGTTTGCCGGATTTCCAAACCGCATTCACCGCAAACAGCAACAACGGGGTTTGGGTCTCGTGGCGCTTGCTTCGTTGACTCCGCTCTACGCGGAATAACCGGAACGCCGTGACGCTTTGCTTTGTCTTTTGGGGTGTCATTCATGGCCGTAATCCTTCGTATATTGCAAACAGTCAACCGCTTCACCTAATTTCTGTGGCTGGCTAACCTTCGTGCAAGACCAATTAACTTTCGAGACGTTGTGTGTCGTTATGTGGAAAAACAAGACCATCAAAACCGCGCCGAACAAAATTCCAATGGTGAGAGCGAATCTTTCATCATTTCTCATCCCTTCACCCTCCGCTTAACCCACTTCCACAACTGAATAGATCGCTCGCGAATCACTTGCAGGAACACCCATGTGCCGCCGATCAGAAATGTGAGTATCTTGGTCATGGCTTGTTCTCGGTAGGCTTCCGAGCGAACGTACCGCCGCATGCAGTGCATAGAACAGGCGCTGTCTGCCCCATGTCCGTTTCGCCACAGAAGTTCCACCAGTCATCCACGATAGGGGAGCGGCAGCCGCTTGGGTTTGATGTTGGCGGCGACATCGGCATCTTTAACATGAAAGCATCTATGGCTTCACGAGCAGTCATATATCCATCGGAAATTGGATAATGGTCGAATGCTCTGTGGATAAAATATTGGTCTCTGGTTTCCCACACCTGGAATCCAGCCTCAATGAGCCAGTCCAACCGATCTTTATCTTTCAGCACATCTGCCGATACCGCTGCTACCGGCGCAGGTTGTCCGGCTACCGGCTGCGTCCCATAACCCATATCGTTTTCTTGGGCTATATCGACAAGCTCCTGTAATGCTTCGTCGTGTGTTAGCTTCGGCTGCTCTTTGGATGGCTGACGGCGAAGCAGGGCGCGGACATCAGTCACAGTTCCAACAAAGTGCTTATTCACTGCATCAAGCACATGTACATGAATGAATCCGGCCCGTTCCATCTTGTCGATGATCTGCTCATCCGTCAGCTCTGGCGCTTCCGCTGGTGCGGGAGAGACGATCATGGAATCTACCTGCGATTGATAGAACTCATGAGCACGTCCGAGTTCTGCGCGGATATAGTCCTGCCACCATTCGACGTTTCCGCCCCCGAAGTCGTTGAGATGCCCCGCGTCGTATGCGTCGAGCGCTGCGTTATCGGTGTGGCTGGTCATGACTTACCTTCCTTTGCGGATTGCATTGCTTTCTCGTATATTCTTGTGAGTCTTCGCACTAGCCGCTGGTAATTGCGCTCGTCGTGGTGCCAGCATGTGACGGGTGGCGTTATGTGATCGCCGCGTTCACACTCGCACCGTTTTCGTAATTTGGCCCTTGCTTCGGCTCGACAGGCTGCGCGCTTCGTAAGCCAGCGCCGCCCGCCACCGCGATAGACCGTCGCTTGTTCGGCTGTCGGAATCATCTCCGCTCCTTCCCAGCTTGCAGGGCGGAGAGACGAGTTATTGTGTAAAGCCTCCCTCCGATTCGCTCGCACAATCCAGATTTTTCACACAAGGCCGGATAGTGCATTTTCAGCCACTCGATGGCATCGCGGCGAACAGCGACGAAACCACATTCATCTACCTGCTGTGCTGTTGTCTGAGCTGCGGCTAGCTGGCGTTCGAGTTCACTCACTCGATCTTGCGCTGCAATCAGGCGATCGAACATCCGTTCTTGCGCATCGATGGGTAGCCGCAAGAAGCTTGCTAGTAATTTGCCCATTACTCGCCTCCCTTGGCTTGCGCGGCAGTATCAACTCGCTTTACCTCTGCTTCGCCCAGTGGCAGCAAATAGAAAACGCGATTACCGGGGGCCGCTCTTATCGCATGCATATCGCAGCGAATAAACTTGTCGTCGAGCTTTTCGGCGAGCCTGTTTTCGTCACTGAAGAATCCAAACTCACCGTGCCCGTTCTTTGCGGCCATGCCTTGCAGAAGTGCAATCGTCTTATCATCGGCAATTGGCCGCTCAATGTAATGCTTGCATGCACGCTGATCTGCTCTTGCGTCGAAGAATGCGCGAAAATGGTCAAAGAAATCGGCGTTCCTTGGCATGGATTCCTCGCGGCGCTCCCTCGATTTGCGACAGAGATGATTGAAATAGAGCCCGTCCGTGTGGTACATGGCACCTATGTGCTGACATGTTGCGCATTTTGTGTCTTGGCTCATTTGCTTTGGTCCTTGTTGGCTTGCGCGGCTTGGGGATCGGCGGCAGATGCCACTAGATCATCGTGCCGAGGCCCTATAAGCAAGACGTCATCGCCGCCTGCGTACTTGATGACTTGTCGCCATGTGCTGTCCAATGTACGCCGGTGCACGTTGATAAGCGGCCTGTTTGCCACTTCGTCCGTCCACCGGCCAATCGCCCACCCTAGTAATTCGCCAGCCTGTGTCGCTACTGGCTGTGGAGCGGCGTCAGCGAGTAGCTTGCGCAAAACGTCATGCGCTATATCTGCACTTGTACAGGCATCGTCCAGCCAACCGCACATATTCCCCGGCTTTGCTTTTGCCATGCCAACGATGCAGTCGGCTGCAAGTTTTGCATGTGCGGCAGCATTTTGTATGCGTTCTACAGAAACCTGAATTAACCCTTCCGGCACTACCGTCTGTGCCGCTGGCTCGGAAATCTCTGCGCCTTCATAGAAGGCATAGCAGATACGTGCCGCCGCCTCAACTGCCGGAACGCCGCAACGCATAGTTCTTTCCAGGTACGCCACAATGCGCGATTGTTCTTCAGGTGCCGCTGGCTGCGCAACTGGCACAAGAACATCTTCAAGAATGTCGCGTAACTCATTGGCGGTGACGAGCATTGCACCAGGACAGCCAAGTGGCCCCGTCTTTTCTGGAAGTTCGGAAATCTGTTTGATGATGTTCGCAATAGCTTCCTTCTTCGCGAACTCAACTTCCACCGGATTATTGAGTGCCGCTGGCTGTGCGATGAAGAGGGCTTTAATGCGATCCGCGAACTCATCAAACATGTCTGCCGTCTCTGGATCAGCAAACATTCCTACCGATGCATCGGCTTGCCGATATTCGTGCGCTTGTTCGCGTAGCTCTGCTTCAATGCGCTGGAGATCATTCGCAGATGCTTTAATAGGCTCTTGAGGTTGTGATGGACGCTTGTGCGAAAGAATGCATTCAGCGATATAAGCAGGGTCTAGCCGGTCATCTTCTCGGAACGAATGTACGAACGAAGTTGCGATAGTCTCAATCGCCTCATTCCATCCCGGCTCTGCCTGCTCTTGACGGGCGGAGAGGGACTTGCAGAACACCACAAGCGCATTGCGAGCATAAGATTCAAGATAATTTCTGAAATGCGCTGGCGACAACTCGACATTGCCGGTATCTAGGTTTGAGTTGATAGCGCCGGGGTATGGCAATTTGAAATTCTTCGCCAGTTCAATCAGTTCTTCGCGGTTGAGTTTGTCAGTCATTGTTTGCCCTGTTCACTTTGAAATGCCGCGCCATACGAAATCGCCCTTTTCTTCACGCATGACAGGCTCTTGATCCTTGCAAGCGCACTCCAGACCGACGAGGCGATCCGCTACCGGACGCCAGAAATTGCGTACCTTCCCGTTCGGAACGTGGTTATCTTCTTCGGCACCGTCGAGTTCGAATTGGGCAAGCACCCAAAGCACGTCTGCGCTTGTGCAGCGCTCGGTGCCATTTGCGCCTGACTTACTGATGCTGATGTGGTATTCAGGGCCTTTGTCGATGCCGTCGCCATCATTCGCCACTTCGACCGCGCTGATGACGGAAAGCAGATTCGCGGCATGGAACCAGAACGCCGCTGGAAAGCCCATGTTGTTGAACTGCGGAGGCATTGGAACTTGACACCAGCCTGGGCCAGTTGGACGCTTTGGTTTGATGATGTCGGTCACTTTTAGCTCCTGCTCGCCACAGCCATCGTGCGGATAAAATCTCTGACGGCCTGCTGTGTTTTTGCGTCGAGCCGTCGAAACGCGTCGAACAGCAGCACATCTGCAGAGGGAAGCGCACCATTGGGCTTTGTTGCTGCCATTTCGGTGTCGCCGAATCGGAGCCATTCGGCAGAGACGCCCAGCATCTTTGCCAGTGCGCGCAATTTTTCCTGTGTAGGAATCGCTTCACCCACGAGCCATTTTCGGACTGCATGAACTGTTATCCGGTCCCCGTTCCATTGAGCGTTGAATTGACGCTGCAACTGCGTCGGGCTGTCCTCATCGAATTCAGCGTTCCGAAGTGCTTGCTTCAGGCGCTGCGAGAATTCTTCTCTCTCAATTGCGCTTGTTATTTTTTCTGCTGTAGGCATGACGTCTCCTGAATTCTTGCCGCCCCAGTCACGTTGCGGCCGCCGACATGAAAAAACCCCGACCGGTAGGGAAGCCTTTATGCCGCGCTGGATTCGTTGAAGAGTTCTTGCACGGTGGTGGGTGCCGGTGGCGTGACGCTAATTTCCACATCGCTCTGAAGTTTCTCGGTCAGCGGATCAACGTGCTTGCCGTCCGGGTGACAGATCACGCGGAATGCGAGACGCACAGAGCCGCCTTGCATTGGGTCGATGCGGATGCCGTCCAGCTTGCAGTCGCCTAAGACGATGTTGCTCTTGTCGCCTAAGCCGTGGTCAATCGTCAGCGTGTAGCCGGTACCTTCCCAGTCATATTTCAGCGTACCGAGACGCGGGAAGCGGAGGGCGCTTAATGCTTCTGGATCGGCTTGGTCAACTAGATCAGGTTGATCGTTCTTCTTGAACAGCATCGAACGTAATTCAGGATGAAAGGCGATCAGCACATCGTTGCCCACGACACCCTCGAACTTGAGGTCGCAGGCGCGCACATGATCTTCGCCGTGCAGCTCCTGGCGGAAGTTCACAGAGGACATTTTGAGGATGCAGTTTTGTAAATCAAGCATGAGTTCTCCAGGTTATTGATGGTCTTTCAGGTACTGCGAATAGGGAAGACGGACATACTGATGAAACCGCTTCTCTGCTTCTGGATTCGTGTCGATCTCTGCGCGGCTTTTGACTTCGCAGATCGCGCGCACTGAGTGGGCTGCTGTGTCGGCATCGGGAACGCACAGGAAGCGCTGAAACTCTGGTTCGCGGCAGCGCAGGGCTACCCAGGTAGATAAGCGTTGGGCGCCCATTACGCGGCCTCCCTCATGCGAAAAATCGCCTCGAAATCCTGCACACGATGATCAAAGGCGAGTAGCTCCTCTACCATCGCATCGATAAACGCATCGTCTCGATGGATGCGCTTCACATACAGGTCTTTGCCCACGCTCGCCAGATCAGGAACGAACATGATGAAATCGCACCACTTGCGGCCAGTGATCCACATGCCGCCCTGCATCTGGTGCATGTACTCGGACACATCTCCGGTGCGCCACATGGTGGCAATCTTGATGCTGTCGATCGGGCACTTGATTTCGATAAGGCCGTCTTCCGGCATGCCATCTGTCGAGTAGCCAAACTTTCTATCGTCAGTGAGGACAACGCCGGTTTCTTCGACCAGGAAGCCGGCACGGGCCTCGTAGGCGATGCGCGCAAGGTCTTCCAGTTCGTGACCCCGATCAAGCAGCCATGTCTTCGGCGGCTCGCCGTAGGGAATGCCGCTGATGCGTTCTATTGCGATGTCTGCGGCATACCGATCCGATACGCCGCTGCGGTCTCCGGCCTTCTTATCGCCAGACGCGCGCGTGAGTTTCGAAACGGCATCAGCGAAGCGAGAGGCGGTGCAAGCGCCGGATCGTGCCTGCAACCATTCGGGGGTGCCTTGCCTGCACTCGATCAAGATCATGATCTACTCCGGCGTGTAAGTATCTTGCGCGGCATCCAGCCTCCGCACGAAATCATCAACGCCTTCATCGAGGATTTTTTCGATTTTGTCAGCAGTCTTTCCTGCTGCCTCGGGCGTTGGCATCTCAACCGTGCGCGCTTCATCTGCCTGTTTCGCTTGCTCGCGCAGCTTCGCCCGGTGCGTGCTGATCGCCTCTTTCAGGCGTTGATGATCTTGCCGCTGCTTTGCCAACTTGCCGTTATTCGCCTTCCAGTAGGCGAGGGCTTCGGCGTCGGTCGTGGTGCGCAGCGCTTCGGCGATCATGGGTGCGACGTCGATCCAGCCATCGGGGACTTCTACCGCGAGACCTTCGCCATTGTCTTCATTCAGCCGGCGCATGGCTTCATCCATCCTCTCAGTCTTAGGCCAAGTCTTGTACGCACGCTTGATGACGGTCTTTTTGACCATTTCACCTTCGTCCGTCAGCCATGGGCATGTGCTGATTTTCTTGGCGACATATGACTTCCACGCCTCCGAGCGATCCCGGATTCCATGCACCTCGTCTATGTCCATCGTGGTGGTCAGGTAATCGCCGTTGTGCAGCTTGACAACAACGTACACGCCCACGATGTCGCCGCGATTTTTACCGAACGGCTCGAAATCATGCGTCGGCAACTTGTCCATGCCGTTGCGACGGAATGCATCGTTCTCGCGCACCAATTCAGCTTGGCCCCACAGGATCGAGCCAGAGGCAACGGCCAAATCAAGCAAGCCGATATAGCTCAGGTCAAGGCAGATTTCCATTTGCCCGCTCACCTTGCGTGGAACAAGATACGCTTGCTTTCGGGCTGGATTCAGGCTGACGCCGATCGCCGCGACGTTGGTCACTGCATTGATTACAGACTGGCGATTCTGCGTCGCCACCTTCATCGTGAATTCATTTTTCTGTAGCTGCTGAATCGCGAATCCAGATTCACGCTCAAAATTGAGTGACCGATCAACCAGCACCCGGGAAAAGTCATCACGCGCTTCCTGAATAGCGCCGGTTACGATTGCTAATGCGTTGCTCATGTCATCTTCCTCAAAACCGGCGTACAAGCCCGCGTCTGCGGCTCGGACTCGGTGTAATAGTTGACCGCTGCGACAACGCCGATAATCGACAGAAGGACGGCGACATAGAACGGGCCAAGGCGCATTTCTTCCGGCTGCGTCGGGTAGCTGGTCATGTGGACGCTCGGGACGTGCGGGCGGCACTCTCTGCGGATGCGTGCTTCGTTGTTGCGCGCGATTAGGAATAGGCGGATGCGGGCGATCATGCTGCTTCTGCCTTCGCAAACGCAGCACGGAACCGGGCTACTTTCTCATCGTAGGTACGCTGGGCGGCCCGTTCCTTTGCAAGTTCCGCTTGCCTCTCTTCGACAATCTTGTTGTGCGTGTCCATGCGAATGTCGTCAAGAATGCTGTCGATTTCATCCGACCACGGCCCCGCGATCTGAAGGCCAAGAATCTTGTCCCGGTTGTTGAAGTCGTATTGCGAGGACTTCCAACGATGGTGTTCATAAACGCACAATTCCTCGTCGCCAAGAAGCGCGGTAATTTTCACGTGTGTGCCTGTATCGTGGTCATGCAACCTAAGCGCGTACCGTGGTCCAAATGCTTCGGCAAGGTTGACGCCATGCTTCTTTGCTATCAGCAGAATTTCTATGACTTGGTTTAGGTTGTGCTGCATTGCGTTCTCCCTTGTTAGAAATTGCCGGTTTTCCGTGCCGGCTACCGTCTATTCAGCCGCTGGTCTTTTGATCGCCATCAGCGGGATGTTTCGGCGTCGGTAAGGTGACAAACTTCGTACTGCGAATCACATGCGCCCCTTCGGGCGGCTCCTCCGGCTTCCGGCTCTCGCGTTCCTCGCGGCCAAACTGGCTACCGGACTCACGCTCAACACGCGAGAAAATCGGGGCGGGAATCTTGATCACGGCAAGAGATTCCAGAGGAAGGGCAGATAGACGCTGTATGCCTGATAGACCAGCCAGCAGAAGCCGCCGAAAATGGCGTAGTCGATGAGGTCTATTTGCTTCGCTGTCGGCTTCGTTTCCATCTGTCGCCCTCCTGGTTGGTGTTGGGTGCGTCTTGATGGATATATTAGGCATGCCTAAAGATGAAGTCAAGAATTATTTTAGCCATGCCTAAAACATGCCAAAATGAGGGCAACAAAAAACCCGCCGGGGCGGGCGGGTTTGGTGTGGAAGGGCTTAGGCTATTTCTGCGGCGGTGGCGCTACAGTGGCCGCTGGTGCGGCTGGAACCTGGATGATGATTGGGGCGGGCTGGGCGGCTGGTGCCTTCGGGACCGCGTTGTTTAGAACGAAGGTCATTACCGTGATTGCCATGGCAACCAGAACGGCGGCGGTGCCGACGATCCACTTGATCACGCTAAGCAAGCCCTCCTGAAGATCGGCCTTAGTTGCGGTCTGGTCAAGACGAGTTTCTATCCTCACCAAACGCTCGCGCGCATCGGTGGCAAACTCTTCCAGCTTGGCGATTCGGGGTTCCATGTCCTTATCATGGGGCGGGCCGCCACCGTTGTCAACGCCGCCGCCTCTTGCTGCGGCGCCTCCACCGTTGGGGAAGGGAATCAGCTTGGTCTTGTCAGCCATTTTTTTGCGCCCTCCATTGCCTGAAGAGCTCAACGTGGTGGTTGCGAATAAAGCCGCAGCGCCCACAAGCGGCGGACCACTTTTTATTGGTTATAAGAACGAAGCCGCTTTCCGACATGTCCGTTAGAACATGCCATGTGTCGCAGTTGCAAAACGGACAGATCGGTTTTGCCCCAATTGCATCGAGAAATTCGGTCAACTCGGGGACTGTTATTTTTTCTAAAGAGGAAAGCATGGAATGAACGTCCTTTGAAAACCGGCCAGAGGCGGGCCGAGGGTGTTACTTCTGATTTCTCAAGCTACGATCAATCCAGTACCAGATGAGAAATGTCGTTCCAATGCTTCCGAAGGCTCGCGCGACACTCGGTTCCAGCACGCAATCGAGATACGGCCTGGTAGAAACATAAGCGGCCAACAGAACAAATCCAAATCCTATGCAAAAGCGAAAAGCGCTACGCATACGTACTCCTTGCTGGAAAAACTATAGAGTTTGGTCACCGAGTTTGGATTTTTTGTTTTTGCTGGGCGGCGGCGTTCTTGCCTCTTTGAGGGCAGGGACGGCGCCGGCAGTGCTGAACCGGCTTACACGAAATTGACCGCCTTTCATTGGGAGGGCGAACCCTATTTCGCTACCGCTCTCAAATGCGCCAACCATTGCGCTGAATTCGTCAATAACAAGGATTTGCATCTTCCCGATATGTAGGCATTTGCTGGAAAGGGAGGCTGCCCCGACAGCGGTGCTGAGCATCATCGGATATGCCTCTCCGTTATCGCAGTCCAACCCCATCACAATAAATGCATCGCACCCCTCTTTTTCGAGGTTGCAAATTATTCCAGTGGTTGAGCCGGACGGATTGGAAGTGCTTGCGATTTGGAATCCTTTGAGGGAGTAATCAGTTATCCAGTCCCCGAATTTCTTTTCCTTTTGAGCTGCCGCTGGCAATGCAGCGGCTATAAGCATGGCAGCAAGAATTGTTTTCATCACTTCTCCCTGAAAATCAATAGTCCGATGTGCTCGGTTATTTTTCGTGCGTAATTGTTTTTCTAAATTCGGTAGCTATACTAAGTTTTCCTGTAACGAACTCGTAACATGTAGCGTTGAAATGGCGACCGGGAGGAGACATGCAGCAGCAAGATATGGAGAAACACTTGCTTGATAATTTTCAGTCGATGACTGACAAGAAAAAGCAATGGCTGGTGGACATGTCCGATCTTGCCGCTGGCAAGGATGAGGACGAAAAGATCGCAACCGTCCTAATCCTTAGCCGGCCCGCCACGAGGGAATGAGCGCATTGTTTTCTCGGCGGATTCAACTATCAATTTCCGCCCCTCATCGCTAGATTGAGCAAGCGACGCAAGCAGGCTTATAGCGTCGCTTGGCTCAATCGGCTCTGCCTCCGACATCTTGGCAAACTCGTACTGATTGCCATCACCAAACATCACCCAAAACGGCGACACGCCCAGCAACTTGCAGGCAGGCAGGAGATTTTTTGCCTCGATGCTCTTGGTTTCCCCGTTGAGCCAATCCGTTACCGACGCAGGTTTAACGCTGCATGCGGCGGCAAGATCAGTCTGAGTGATCCCCTTGGCTGCGGCTGCGGCCTCAAAGGCCTGCTTTAATCGATCGTTCCATTTCATGCGCAAATCGTATTCGGTTTGCATTTAGATAAGCCTAAATTTATGTCTTGCAATTCGTTTTAGGCATGCCTAAAATTGGGGAATGGACACTCAAACACCCCAATACGCCGATCTACCCGATGCGGCGAAGATCGCAAACATCGTTATTGACCGGCTTGGCGGTACGTCCGCCACTGCACGCCTCTGCGAGGTAAAGCCGCCCTCCGTTTCCGATTGGCGGCATTCCGGCATCCCCAAGGACAAGTTGAAAATCCTCCGGCTGACTCGCCCCGATGTATTCGAGGGCATCGACCCCGACCCCAAACCCGACGCCACCCACTGACAAAACCATGACCGGTCAACCCCGGCGCATTCGTGCGCCCAAATTTCAAAGTTTGAGAAATATCAAGGGACTTGCGGCGTGGAATTTGATGAGTGGCGCAGAAAAGCAGAGCGGTTCGGCTGTTGAGAAACGATGAGAAGTTGAGAGATTTTGAGGAAGACATGACAGACCAAATCATTCCGATCGACAAGATCAAGAACGAGGCGATTGCCGCGGCTGAGCGTGGGTTTGGGCCGGGTGAGTGTCCGTATTTGCCGGGGACCGATGCTGAGCGGACCTGGAAAGACGCTTTCTATATCCGGGTGTCGCAGTTGATGACGGTGGGGGCGGTGTGAATGAATTGCCATCGCCCCTGACGCCGGCGGATTGCGATCTGCGCGATTTCCAGTTCATGCCGCTGGATGTTGGTCGCCTGCGCGATAGCAAGCTGGTTTCGCATGTGCCCCCGGCGCAATGTTTCTTCGCCGTGATCTTGTGGTGCGCTTCGTGGCACCAAGTCCCCGCTGCTTCTTTACCTGACGATGATATCGAGCTTGCGCGCCTTGCCGGCTTTGGCTTCGTCGTGAAGGAGTGGAAGAAGGTCAAGGACGGCGCGCTCTATGGTTGGATCAAGTGCGCCGACGGCAGGCTCTATCATCCGGTCGTTGCTGAGAAGGCCCGCGACGCCTGGCAGGCAAAGCACGAACAGCGTTGGCGATCAGAGTGCGGCCGCATCAAAAAACACAACCAGCGCCACAACACCAGCATCCCATATCCCACGTTCGATGAGTTCATGTCCCCTAATTATGTCGATCCGACCAAAGGGGACGAACGCGGTTTGTCCCCGGGGACAAATGAAGTTAGTCCCGGAGTTGTCTCGGAATTGTCCCCCGAAATGTCCCCAGGGACAAAGGGTACAAGGGACAGTAAAGGGAAGGGACAGGGATATAAAGAAAAACATATGTGCGACAAGTCGCACGACATCCCCCCCGGCTTCGCCGAGTTCTGGGAGGTCTGGCCGAAAAGCGATCGGAAGGTTGCGAAAGCCGATTGCTTGAAAAAGTGGAAAGGCAAGGGCTTGGAGAACATCGCTACTCGCATCGTTGAACACGTCGAAAAGATGAAGCAAACGAAGTCCTGGGCTGAAGGCTTCGAGCCTGCACCGATCACGTACATCAACCAACAGCGGTGGCTTGATGGCGATCCTGAAGGACGTCCAGGCAGCGATCTGAATCCTTTCGGGTAGCGACATGATCGGACACATGCAAATCATCGAAGCACGGAAGAACGGGTGGAAACCGACAGCGGTTTTCCTGCTTGCTGGCATGAGTCCGACACCACACAGGTTCGTTTTTGAAGACCCGGAACGAGCCTTGGATCACAAGATTTTGCCGAGCGTGTACGTGCTTCCGGAAGAACTCGGAGGGCATCTTGACCTGCGATTCCTGGCAGGAATTCGGGTTCATCTGCAAGCCCAAGAGCTGACGGACGAAGCGATAACGCTGGCAGAAACAGCGGCAAATGCAGGAGCGACACACGTCATTGCCATGGCGTTGAACAACGGGGAAGTCATCGAATACGAAAGAGGAGAGTGGAAAGCATGGAAGTCCTGACACCAGACGATATCGATTTTGAAAAGTACATGGCCGAGACAGAGCCGGCGGAAAAGGTTCGGCCAGCCAGCGCCTACCTGAACGAGGTGATGCACATCCTGGCGCCTGCTGACGCTCCTGAGAAATCGAAAAATCCAAAGCTGCCGTTTGCAGATGCATGGCTTGAATTCGCTCCGGGAGAAGTGACGGTATGGGGTGGGTTCAATGGTTCCGGTAAATCCGCACTGCAAGGGCAGGTGATGACCGGCATCGCCAAAGCAGGCCAGACGGTTTGCATCGCCAGTTTCGAGATGACGCCAGCCAAGACGCTCGCCCGAATCATGCGGCAGGAATTCGGATATGCGACACCGACAAAGGATCAGGTTTCGTCGTTCATGAAGCAGACGGACGGGAAAATCTGGCTCTACGACCAGCAGGGCACCATCAAATCGGAACGCATGATCGCGGTCATCAAGCACTGCGCGGAAAAGCTGAAGGTGAAGCACATCGCCATCGACAGCCTCATGAAATGCGTACGCGGCACCGACGACTACAACAGCCAAAAGGATTTCGTGGACATGCTGACCTCCTGTGCACGCGACTACAACATCCACATTCACCTGGTCGTTCACCTCAAGAAGGGCGAGGGCGACGAGCGCATGCCAACCAGGATGGACATTTCTGGCACCGCAGCAATTTCCGATCTGGTGGACAACGTTCTGTTGGTTTGGAGAAACAAACGCAAAGAGCGTGACCGGGATGCCGGGAAAGAGGTGGACGAGAACACGGCAGACGCTTTGCTGATTTGCGACAAGAACCGTAATGGCGATTGGGAAGGCCGCGTAAAGCTCTGGTACGACCGCGCTGCACTCAAGTTCTCGGACTTCAACAAGAACGCCCGCAGGGGCATTGCAAGGGGCCTATGAAGTTCAGCAAAGAGCTGCCCGAAGCTGGACCGCAGAGGGTAAGGCTTGAGATGCCGGTTTAGGGTTTTTTGACGTAGTGACAACCAACGAAAGGAGGAGGAAATGGAAGGTCGCATTGGTGGAATTGCTGGGATGGGCTGGAACAACAGCGACGCGGCTTACGCATCGAATCAAGCCATCGGTTTGCAAAACGCCACAAGGACAGTGCCCACACTTGGCGAGAACATCGAAAGGCGCTTGCAGCACTGCCGGGAAGAGATTGCGAGCGCGCAGAAGGAGATTGCGCGCCTGGAAGCGACGCGCGCGAAGTTCGACAAGGCAAACATGCTGGACATGAAGGCTGACGAGATCGCGAATCTCCTACGGTATTGATGTCAGAGTCCGAGCCGGGTGTGGGCAAAAACTCCGGCAGCACGAGCGCGGGACAACCTTAACCTGCGTGACCGTGCCAGGGGCCGATAAGCGAGCGCTTCGCTTCCGAGAGGATAGGCCGCTGTTTCCAACAACAACGAGGGAGAAGACATTGAACATCCTTGCACTCGACATCGCCACGCAAACCGGCTGGACCGTCCTGCAACGAGGTGGACGCATAACCGGTGGCAGCGAATCGTTTGCCCCGAAGCGCGGCGAGGCATATGCACAGCGCTGGCTCAAGTTTCGGCAGTTTCTGAGCGACACGCGAGAGCAGCACGGCGGCATTCACGTCGTCTACTACGAGCACGCAACACAAGGGCCGGGGCAGCATCAGGCCGCATTAGTGTTCGGCGGCTTTCTGGCAATGCTGCAGGTCTGGTGCGAGGTCAACCGCGTGCGGATGGTGGGCATACAGCCGGCGACGATCAAGAAGCATTGGACCGGCAAGGGCAATGCGAAAAAGGCAGACATGATCGAAGTGGCGAAGGCAAAGGGATTCCACCCGATCGATGACAACCACGCCGACGCGCTGGCGCTGCTGAGCTATGCGCGGGAGCAGGAGCAGCCGCTTGAGGAGTGCGCGTTTTGACGAACATCCGCGACCGCCTGGAAAACTGGGGGCGCTACCAGCGCGGCGGCAATCGTCCTGGCGGTGGAGGCATGCGCGCGAAGGAAACGCGATCGGCATCGCCGTATGGCGGCCAAGGCTACAAGTGCATGACTGGCGTGATCTGCAACGTGCTGGCTACGTCGGCAACCGGGCCTGCCGGTTGGCGTGAGACAAGCGGCGGCATGCGCTCAATGACGAGCAGCGAAATCGAGGACGCCAAGGCCGTCACATCTGCATTCATTCGCCTGCCAGCGCGCCAGCAATCAATCCTGCGGTGGTGCTACGTCATGAACGCTCAACCCGCTGTCATCTGCCGGAAGATGGGCATCAGGCAGTGGCCGGCGTCGCATTTCAAGGCTGAGCTGTTCGCGGCTGAGAGTGCGATTGAGAAACTTCTTGACACTGTTTCCCGTAGCACTACAATTCCGTTCAACAACTTGATTCCGTCCGGTACGACGAGCGATGCCCAGAGGGAGGGCGTCGCTGTCTCCGGAGGGAGCGAGAAAGCCCCTTGCTGAGTGATTGGCGAGGGGCTTTTGCATTCTGGAGCCGAACATGAGCCACGAAGAGAATCAGCGGGTGCGTGAACGCCTTGGGTGGAATCTCATTCCACGAGGCCGGTAACGATGGATGACTGGGGCGAGTTCTGGACGCCGTGGGCAACAGGTTCGGCGCATGCGATCAGCGACCGCACGCCGGAAGAAAGCGTGATCGACCAGCTGCACAAGGTTATCGAGGAAGTGACAGGCAAGCCGGTTGAGCAGCCGGCACCGCGCAAGATTGGGTTTTACTGAACAGAGTCTCCTTCACGCCACCAGCGTGGACCTCGCCCGGACATCGAAAGGTGTTCGGGCTTTTTTATTGAAAAGAATCAAAGAAAATCAAAGGAAATCAAAAATGCCTCGTGGTGGAAAGCGCGATGGCGCAGGCCGCAGGGCAGGCAGCGCCAATACGAGAACGCGAGAGATCGCGGACAGGGCTGCCAGTGAAGGTCTGACGCCGCTCGAATTCATGTTGCAAATCATGCGGGATGAAGCATGCCCGGATGGTGCCGATCCGGCGCAGAAGATTGCATTCCATGCGATGAGATTCGAGGCGGCAAAGGCTGCGGCGCCGTATGTGCATCCGAAGCTGTCGGCGGTGGAGATGAATGCAAACGTCACCACGCGAACGTTGGCTGAAGAGTTGAACGAGCTGAATGAAGCCGCTGACGCCGACGCAAAAGGCCATTAAACGCTGGCGTGAAGGTGGACCGGCACAGTTTGCAAAGGAAGCGCTGAGGGCTGAGCCAGATGAATGGCAATGGACGGCGAGCAAGATACTTGTCGAGCGCCGCAAGCTGTCCATCCGATCCGGCCACGGCGTTGGCAAGTCCACGTTCATGGCGTGGTGCATTCTGTGGTTCTGCATCTGCTATTTCCCGTGCAAGGTGCCTGCGACTGCGCCGACGGGCCACCAGTTGGAAGACGTGCTGTGGGCAGAGCTAGCGAAGTGGCATCGCATTCTGTCGGATAACTTGCCGGCGCTTGGTAGTGAATTTGAATGGTCGGCGGGTTCATTCAAGTTGAAGTCGAACCCAAGTGAATCATTCGCGGTTGCTCGAACATCCAGGCCGGAAAAGCCGGAAGCGCTGCAAGGCTTCCACTCTGAAAACATCCTGTTCCTGATTGATGAAGCATCGGGCGTCTCAGACAACGTGTTCGAGGTTGCCGAGGGCGCCTTATCGACGGACGGCGCTTTTGTGGTCATGGCTGCAAACCCCACGCGGCAAAGCGGCTACTTCTTCGACAGTCATCACAAGATGCGTGCTGAATGGGGGGCGCTCCATGTAAACGGCGAGACATGCAAGCGCGTGTCGAAAGCCTACGTTGCAAGCATGAGGAAAAAGTATGGCGTCGAATCATCCATCTACAAGGTCCGTGTGAGAGGCGATTTTGCAGCCGCTGTTGACGGCGTTATTTCGCTCGAATTGTGCGAGGCCGCGAAGATTCGCGAGGTGGCATTGAATGCCAAGGCTCCGATCATCTGGGGGCTGGATGTGGCGCGCTTCGGCGATGACTCTACCGCGCTGGCGAAGCGTCAGGGTAATCACCAGATTGAAAAAGCCCGCGAATGGTACGGCAAGGACACGATGCAGACAGCCGGATTGATTAAGGCTGAGTGGGATGCAACGCCAGAGAAGAAGCGGCCCGCCTCGATCAACATCGATGTGATCGGCATTGGCGCTGGCGTGGTGGACCGCCTGACGGAACTCAACCTGCCGGTTTATGGCGTCAACGTTGCCGAGGCTGCAGCGGTGAATGCTGGCGAACGACAGTTCTCCCGATTGCGCGATGAACTGTGGTGGAAGGGCCGCGAGTGGCTTGAATCGATGGACTGTCATCTGTGTGACGACGACGAGTTGATAGGCGAGCTAACAACGCCAACCTACAAGGTGATGTCGAACGGGCTGATCAAGGTCGAAGGCAAGGATGAGATGAAAGCGCGCGGCGTGAAGAGTCCCAATCTGGCCGATGCGTGGTTGCTGACATTTGCAAGTGACAGAGCCGGAACAAACAAGCCGGCTGGATGGGATAAACCAGTTCCAATCAACAACAGAGGAATCGTATGACCAAGGGCAAAAAGAAGGTCGAAGAGCAGCCGGCGCAAGAGGTGGTTGCGCAACCGGAAGCTGATGCGGCCGTAGTTGCTGCGCAAGCCGAGGCAGCGAAAAAGGCCGAAGAGGAACGCGCAGCGCAGGAGCAGGCCGAGGCCGAAGCAAAGGCCAAGGAAGCCGCTCGCCGCGAGGCCGAAGAATCAGCCGCCGCAACGATGAACGCACTCGCGCTGCGCATTTGGGACGGCCAGTCCATCAGCTTGCCGCTAGTCGATCGCGTCACACGCATCAAGGCCGCGCTGATTCATCACGGCTATCAAGACTATCTCGGTTCCCTCTCGCTCCCTGCTGACGGCTTCGAGAAATACCTGTGAAAAAGACCGTTCAAAAGCTCACAAGCAACGATCTGCTGTCGATCATCCGATCGCACAGGCGTGATTCGCTGGGCGCCGAGGATGGCGACCTGTCGAACGATCGTGCTCGCGCCATGGATCACTACCATGGCCGGCCCTACGGCAACGAGCAGGAAGGCCGCTCGCAGGTTGTGAGCCGCGATCTTGCCGAGGCCGTGGATTGGGCTATGCCGGCGATCATGCGCGTGTTTGTGCAGTCCGGAAGCCTGGGCGAGTTTGATCCTGTTGGTCCCGAGGATGAGGAGCTTGCACAGCAGGAGTCGGATTACACCAACCAAGTGATCATGAAAGACAATCCGGGCTTCATGATCCTGCACGACGCTATCAAGGACACGCTGCTGCTGCGCAATGGCTACGTGAAGCACTATTGGGATGAGTCAACAAAGATCAGCGACGAGGAGTATTCCGGCCTGACGATGGATGACATCACGCGACTCATGACGGAGCTGCAGGCCGATGGCGCGGAAGTTGATGTAAAAGCAGCTACGCCAAGCATGGCGATGGTGGCCGGGCCGATGGGAGAAGTCCCGCTGGAAGTCTTCGACATCAAACTGCAGATCAAGCGCAAAACGGGCAAGGTGTGCATCGAGGCGGTTCCAGCGGAAGAGGTGCGGATATCCAAGAAATGCCGAGGATCGCTCCAAGGCTCACCATTCAACGAGCATGTGACCCGCAAGACCCGTTCCGAGCTTATCGAGATGGGCATGGACGCCGATTTCGCCTATAGCTTGCCGGCATACAACGAGGCGGACAATACACAAGAGACGATAGCGCGGGATTCTGTATCTGATGAGCGCGATGTATCGGGCGCCGCGATTGTCGATCGCTCCATGGATGAAATCGAGTATTGCGAGGCTTATTTGCGCGTCGATTGGGATGGTGACGGCATTGCAGAGCTGCGCAAGGTGGTGACCGTCGCGGACAAGTTGCCGCCCGGTGAAGAGTGGAACGAAACATTGACGGCAATGCCGATGACCGGATTTGTGGCGAAACGCATGCCGCATCGACACGTTGGTGAATCGCTCGATGATGAGCTGGCCGACCTGCAGGAAATCAAGACCGTCCTGCTGCGGCAACTGCTCGACAACATCTATCTGACCAACAATCAGCAGATCATGGTCAACGAGCGCGCCAATCTGGTGGACTTCATGCAGTCCCTGCCGGGTGGGATCAAGCGCATCAAGGGTGAGGGGCCGGTTGGTGACGCCGTTATGCCGCTGATTACGACGCCGATCGTTGACCAAATCCTGCCGGTGGTGGACTTCTTCAACGGCGTGAAGGAAAGCCGCACAGGTATTTCCCGCGCCTCGACCGGACTTGATCCTGACATTCTGAAGCAGAGCACGAAGGGCGCTTTCCTTGAAAACCTGAACCGCGCTACACAGAAAATCGAAATGATCGTTCGGTTGATCGCGGAAACAGGCATCAAGGAACTCATGCTCCAAGTACATGCGCTGCTGATCCAGCACCAGGACAAGGCGCGCGTCGTCAAGATGCGGGGCAATTGGGTGCCGGTGAATCCGCAGGAATGGCGCGAGCGTACCGATTTGACGGCGCGTGTCGGCCTTGGCACCGGCAACGAGGAAGAGAAGCGCCAGAAGCTGCTACTGCTGTCCGGACTGCAAGACAAACTTGCCGCGATGAACTTGGTCGGCCCGAAACAGGCGTTCGAGATGTTCGAAGACATCTGCAACACGCTCGGTTTCGATATGCCAGAGAAGTATGCCATGTCGCCCGACAGCCCAGAGTTCCAGCAGATGATGGCGAACCGCAAGCCGCCGCCGAATCCTATGGTCGAGGTCGAGCAGGCAAAGGGGCAAGTCACGCTGCAAAAGGCGCAACTCGATGCAAACGTCGAGATGCAGAAGCAAGAAAAGCAGTTGGAGTTCGACCGCTGGCAAACCGAAATGGAGCAGCGGACGAAGCTGGCCGAGGCCGAAATGCAGGCAAAGACATCGCTCAAGCAAACCTCGCTCACGCTCAACCAAAACATCAGCCCGGACAGCCCGACAGAGTACGGCGACGATGGCAACCTCCGCCCGAGGCAGACCCTTGCCGACCTGATGGCCGAGGTCAACACCGGCCTGCAGCAGATGTTCGAGCAGCAGCAGGTATTGAGCCAACGTCACGACGAAATCAAGCAGATGATGGCCGGCCCGCGACAAATCCAGTTGCAGCGCGGTCCAGACGGGCGCGTTACGCACGTCAATGGGCGTCCTGTGGTCCGCGATCAGAGCGGCAGGGCAACCGGACTCGGATAAACCTTAAACACACCACAGTCGGCACCTTCGGGTGCCGTTTTCATTTGTAGGGAGCAAACATGCCTTGGTACTCAGAAGAAATGCGCAATGCGAAGTTGGACGCGAACGCGACGATTATTGGCAACGCGGGGCTACTGCGCATCTATAACGGCACAAAGCCTTCGGGCGGCGGTGCAATCTCGACGCAAACCAAGCTCGCGGAATTCACCCTTGGAAGCCCGTTTGCGCCTGCTGCAGACAATGGGGTGCAGGACGTGACACTTCCCGCCGATGTAACCGGCCTTGCTAGTGGCACGGCAACCTGGGGCCGCATCCTCAAAGCAGACGGAACGACGGCCTGCATCGATGTGACAGTCGGGACATCTGCCGCCAATGTCATCCTCAACACGACCTCGATCACATCGGGCGGTGACGTAAGCATCACCGATTTCACGATCACGGACGGCAACACGTAACGACATGCCGGTAGCTGATCACTACGTTATTCCGAGCGGCGGGGCGCTGTCCGCGGGGATGTTGCCGCCTTCGCCGCCACCACCAGCGTGGCTTGCTGGCGCTGCGCCTCACCAGCTCATCACCATTTCGGGAACTGCTCCAAGTTCCGCAGCCGGTCTTGTTCCGGCTGTTTCTGGATCGATGGGAAACCAACGGGATATGGTAAATGCGTGGTGTGGCGGTTTTCGATATAGAACGAGGTTTGGCATCCACGGCGGCGGGCATGATGGCTATGGCGGGAATGAAATTGGCGATACCGATCTAGCCGCCGACTCACCATCTTGGGATTTGCTGATAGAACGCACTTTGGCAGCAAACGTATTGGGTGGCTCTAACTACTACGCCGATGGCATGCCTACCAGCCGTCACACCTACTACGCCATGTTCGTCGCAAACATAGACGGACAGGACAAGTTTCTCCGGCTGAATGGAAACATGGGGTTCGCATATAACGGCGCTCCGTTTGGTGGTTCTGCTGATGTCCGGACAACGGCAATTGATGCTTTCACCATGGAAGGCCGCGAATGGGAGCCTGAGGAATATGGGCCGATGCCGAGAATAACCGGATCGGAAACCGCCTCTGCTCAGCATCCTGAAACGGGGAATATCTACGTCTGGGACACGGACAATCGAATAAGCATTTTCAATGTCACGACCAAGACGGCAAGCGATGTAGTTGATCTGTCCGGCACGGAAGGTCAAGGCGCCGCGCTTGTGGTTGATGCGGTCAACAATCGATTGGTTCGGTTTGCTGGTAGAGCATCTGGCGGCGTCGTGTATTACCCGCTTGGTGGTGGCAGCAAAACCACGGCCACACTTTCGGGATCGGGAGCATCTGCGCTCACCAGCGCAATGAGCGGCACGCAACCAGGTTGGGGCCGCGCTCACGATACGACAAGAAATGTCGTGTACCTATACACGAACGCCTCCACGATTTTCCGCGTTGATCTATCGGATTTCTCCGTTACTCAAGTCACGCCGACTGGCGATTCCCTGCATACGCCTACAAATAACTGGTGGGGCCGGGTTCAATATATTCCCGCCTTGGATGTTGTTGTTTCGTTGGCAAATTGGACAAGTGCTTTGCAAGCCTTGAGGTGTGCATAAATGGCGTTCTCCGACAACATTATCTATCGTTTGAAGCCAAATTTCGGCGATACCACTGCGCACAATGAGCTGAACAACAGCGACATCCTGACCGGTGGCACGCTGAGCATCGTGACCGGCGATAGCGGCCTTGCGAATTGGCGAAACTCCGGCGCGGATTCGATTGCAACAGGCATATCGAAGGCCATCACCGTGGCAAATGCCAGCGGCGGCTTCACGATTGCAATCCGGCTCAAGATTGTAACCGCGCCGTCTGGTGGTACCGGTTTCGTTCCTTTTGTCCAGATGTACAAAAACGGGGACGCGAATACCAACTTCGGATTGACCCAAAGCGGCACGGGCAATATTCGCGCTCGATATGCATCCTCGGGGATTGCAAATATACCGATAGGTGCGTTTGGCACTGCCATGACAACGTACATTCTGCGGATCAGTACGAACGGCTCTGGCAACGAAGTTCTCGACGTTTGGAAGGAAAAAGTCGGTCGGCTTAACACTGATCCAGACTGGACGGCAAATAACGCAACGCTAAACACTACGCTTGATAGGCTGCTGGTCGGTGGTCAAAACAGTCTCGTGCAAGACATCGAGGACATCGTTATATGGAGTGATCAGAAGCCAAATTCCGAATGTGCGCCCGGTGCCGATAATCTGCGCGGTTTGCTTGATGCCCCTGCTGCCGTAACCGGCACAATCTCCTGGACAGAAGCTGCCGACACCGTTGCGGCAACCGGTGAGGTTGAAATCAGCGGCGTGATTGGAACGATCGCCTGGACCGAGGCGGCAGATACGGTTTCTGTGACGGGCAACGTTGCCAGCGACGTGGCGACGATCACGACCGATCCGTTTGCAAATTGGGTGGATGAGGCTGCGATTACCAGCGAGACGATTCCTAACGTGATGGTTGTTGCGCTCGATCGGACGGTGGTTCTGAGTCTGGCCGATCAAGTGACGGATGCGAGCACCGGGCGGCTCGCCATCAGTGACGCGGCGCTTGAATTCGGCGAATGGTACATAGTGGCCTGCTTCAACGAAGACGGCACCATTCGCGGCATCGATAGGTACCAAGCGCAATGAAAACGTTCGCATACGGTGGGAAGCTCCCGAACCGCGAGAACCGATTCCATTGGGGGCGCGGTGGCCGTGGCGTGCTCGGATCAGAAATTCTGGCGCTGACCGGCGAAGAAGATAGCCCTCTGCTGAATGACCTGCTGCCCGGTGATGAAGACAAGGAACTGCTGTGGCAGGTCACCAGGAAGCCGAGCGCCGGCAACTTTAAACCATACGAAACCGGCGCTCTGTCGTTCACCGATGCGCCGGATGGTTATTACGAGTTCGATTATCGGCTGCTCGTTAATGCGGTCCTGCGCGGCTCCACGACCTCAGACATTACGGTAGGAGAAGGCGCGCCTCCTGTAACCGGCGTGGCGTCATGGACTGAGGCAGCAGAAACGATCAGCATCGCAGGGCAGATAAAAGGCACTGCCGTTGGCCGCCCGCACCGTCGCCGGCGCTTCCATGTCCGTCGCGGTGATCTGCTGCATTTCTTCGACACACTGAGCGAGGCGCAAGACTTTCTTGAGGCTATCCGCGAGGAAGAGGGGCCAGAGCCGAAGAAGAGCACGAAGCCGCGCAAGTGGGCGTTGATCAAGCCGGAGCCCGTAGCAACTTACTCCGTCAGCGCATTGATGAAGCAAGTCCCTGACAACAAGGAAGCACAGAAGCGCGCACGCACGATGATTAAAGAGGACCGGATTGGCCCGCTGATCAAGTGGTTGGAACAGCAGGCCGCGCCGGAAGATGATGATATCGAACTGTTATTGATGGCCCTATGACACAGACACCAGAACATAGAAAGTTGCGCGGACAGGATGCGCGGGCACTGCTTGAGAATCCCTTGTTTAAGGAAGCATTCGATGCGGTGGATGAATACCTGAATCAAGCCACGCTTTCCTGCAGTCCTGACGATCCGGTGAAGGCGCAGCGCATCATCATTTCCAAGCAGCTGCTTCAGGCCGTTAAGCGTGAAGTCACGCGCAAGGTAGAGGACGGAGAGGTTGCAGATATCCAGATCAAAGAGTTGGAAAAGGCGCGCGGATTGCGCCGCTTTATCCGATAGAAAACCACACCGATTTTCAACCCGAGGCCCGCCATTGAGCGGGCTTCATTTTTTGGAGTAGTGAGATGCCCGTTGAGAACCCTACCGGCGATGCCGGCGCAAGTATCTCCGAGCGGCTGGAGAATTTCCTAGCTGCAGAGGAAGCCCCAGCACAACCACAACCGCAAGCAAGGGCAGATGAAAGCGGCAATGACGATACGCCGCAAGAGTCGCCCAACCCTGCGGAACCTGCAGAGCAAGACGACGACGACCCGCAAGTTGATGCACCGGGTGAGGTCGACGAACCGCAGATGACAACCAACGAGCTTGCAAAGCTCTTCGGTGTTGATGAGTCCGCTTTTGACGTTGACGACGACGGCAATGCAGTCATCAAAACGAAGATCGACGGCAAGGACGGCACTGCCAAGTTCGATGACCTCATCAAGTCCTACCAGCTCCGGGGGCATGTCGATAACGAATCACGAAGTGTTGCAGAGCAAAAGCGGGCGCTACAGCAGCGCATGGCTGAGGTCGATCAGGCTGCTACGGCTCGCGTCGAGCATCTGGATAGGCTGATTGGTATGGCTGACCAGGAGCTTACCCGCGAGTTTCAATCGATCGACTGGCAACGTCTGCGGGCTGAAAACCCTGGCGAATACTCGGCGCGGCTGACCGACCTGAATGCACGCAAGGCCAGCCTTCAACAGGCCGCGCAGACCGTTCAAGCCGAGCGCGAGCAGCAACAGCAGCAGCGACAAGCGCAATTGCAGGAGTTTCTAGCGGCAGAGCGCGAAAAGCTCGTGCAAGTCATTCCCGAGTGGAAGAGCGCAGAAGCTGCGGAGAAGGAGCGCAAGGAAATCAAAGAGTGGGGTCTCAAGGCAGGTTTTGAGCCGCATGAACTGGATTCCATCGCTCGCAGTGCTCACGTTGCTGCATTGCGCAAAGCCATGCTGTACGACCGACTGCAGGAGTCGAAAAAGGTCGTTGAAAACAAGGTTCGCACTGCGCCAAAGCTGGTTAAACCCGGACAGGCCCCAGAGTCGAACCGCGAGCAGCAGACCGTCCGCAACCTCAAAACCAAGATCGTCAAATCAGGTGGCAAACAGGGCATTAGAGATTACCTGCTCGCTACCAACAAAGTTTAAATCTTAACTAATAGGAGTTTTATCATGGGTCAGCCCGCAGATACCTTTTCCTCATATGACGCCGTTGGCAACCGCGAGGACTTGTCCGACATCATCTATGACATCTCACCGACCGAAACACCGTTTCTAACGGCTATTGGCCGCACCAAGTCCACCGGCACCAAGCACGAATGGCAGAAGGACTCGCTGGCCGCGCCGAATAGCGCGAACTTCGTGATCGAAGGTGACGACGCGACCACCGATGCTAGCTCGCCTACCGCCCGCATCTACAACTACACCGCGATTTCTGACAAGGTTGCGCGTGTGACTGGTACGCAAGAGGGCGTATCGAAGGCTGGACGCCGTTCTGAAATGGCCTACCAGATGGAAAAGCGCATGAAGGAACTCAAGCGGGACGTTGAGGCGGCCCTGCTTGAAAACAATGCGTTTGTGGCCGGCAATGACAGCACGGCGCGCGAAGTGGCAGGCGCACAGGCGTGGATCAAGACCAATACCAGCATTGCAGGTGATGCGACTGCTTCGGCTGGTAACGGCAGCGATGCCCACACCGACGGCACGGCACGCGTGTTCCAGGAATCGTTTGTGGAGGCCGTTCTTGCTTCGGCTTGGGCAAACGGTGGATCGCCAACCCTGGGCATCCTGAACGCGTTCCAAAAGCGCAAGTTCGCCACCTTCTCCGGCTCGTCTACCAAGACATCGGACGGCGACAAAAAGAAGGTCGTGAACAGCGTGGACATCTATATCGACCCGCTGGGCAACGAGGTCCGTCTCGTTCCGTGCCGTCAAGCGCCGACCGATGTGTGCTACTTCTTCGATCCGGAGTATGTGAAGTTCTCCACCCTGCGAGACTTCAGCACTTCCGATCTGGCGAAAACCGGCGACTCGATCCGCAAGCAAATCCTCGTGGAATACACGCTTGAGATGTGCAACGAAGCCGCGCATGCTGGTATCTACGACCTGACCACAAGCTGATCGACCTAACCCACCACCAGGGGCCGCCGCGTGCGGCCCTTTCTTTTGGAGAATCAAATGTCTCATCAAATCCATCAGAACAACGGGTCGATTCAGTTCACGGACAACAAGTCCAGCGTCGGCGCACCGAAACAGCCGGCAAGCGGCTCGGTGACTGCCAAGCATGAACAGTTCGGCCCGATCTGTAAAACCACTCTGACGCTCGATAACGTTGGTCAAACCGTCGTCAACGGCACCGAGTATCAGAGCACCCAGATTTATGACTTTCCAGAGGGGCGAATTCTCGTTCTCGGGGCAATCGGAAGACTGCAGCAGAAAACGACCAGCGCGCTTGCCAGCACGTTGAATGCCAGCGTTACCGGCGCTATCTCGCTCGGTACGGCGGCAGCATCGTCAACCACGCTGAGCAGCACGATGGTGGACCTGTTGCCGTCTACCGCCTTCACATCGTCAGCAACGATCAATGTTCCAGGTGCGGCGGTTACTGCGGCACTGGCGGCATCGGCGCAGTTCGACGGCACCGGCACGGCGAAAGATGTGTTCCTGAATACGGCGTATGCAACAACCACGGATGTGGACGCAAACGCCACTCAGACCATTTCCGGAACCATCACGATCACCTGGATCAATCTGGGCGATTACTAAAAGAAGGGGCTTCGGCCCCTTTCTCACATCAGGAGAAGAATATGCGAGGTCAAGAAACCAGTTTCCGGCTAAGCACGCATCAGAGTGTTGCCTATACCGGAACAGCCGGCACGATTACCAATGCCGTGGGCGCGGAAACCAAGACCGTGCGCGTCATCTGTACCAGCGCCGCGTATATCAAGATCGGCAAGAATCCAACCGCCACAACCAGCGATGTGTATGTTCCGGCAGGGATTCCCGAGGTGTTCCGCATCGGCGCCGGCGAGAAGGTGTCGGCAGTTCAAGCATCAGCCGGTGGAAGCCTCCACGTCACGGAACTGACGCAATGAGCGACATCGTTCAAACGTCGCATTACGACGAGCAGAGCGACAAGCTGATTGTCCGCACCCGCTATGACAACACCGACGTCATTGAGGACAACAAGCGTGCGCAGAACGATTCGCCTTCGATCGGGCGTTACATGGGGGGCGATCGCCTGATTCATGTCGGCAGCGTTCACGAGGGTGACATCGTGAGATTGAAAAATCTCGGCTACAACCTCTTGTCCCCGGACGTTGACGAGGTGCGCCGTGCGCTGCTCTATATCCAGTCGAACGAACCGCATCTGTTGACGGTGCCGGGCAAGCCGTTCGCCAAAGTCAGATCGAAATGGGTATGACATGAGCCTTGCGAATTATTCAGACCTGAAAGCCGCCGTTGCGCGCTGGATGAAGCGAACGGACCTCGCCGAATTCATCCCTGATTTCATCGCTATGGGAGAGGCGCGCATCTATCGTGATTTGCGCATCAGGGCGATGGAAACAGCCCTGAACGCGACCATTTCCGGGGGTGTGATTGCGGTCCCGGCTGGCTATGTCGAACTGAAGAACGCACGCATCGAACTCGCTCCGGTTCGGACATTGGTCAGAAAGGACGCTGAGTGGATATATGCGAACTATCCCATGCGCTCCGGCGACGGATTTCCGAAGTTCATCGCGCGCGAGACGAACAGCTTCATTTTTGGCCCCTACCCGGATAGCGGCTATACGGTGAAAGGCACCTATTACCGTCGTCTTGATCCGCTATCGGATGACAACACGTTCAACTGGTTCACGACCAATGCCCCCGATCTGTTGCTATTCGCCGCACTGTGCGAAACAGAGCCGTTCATGAAGAACGACGCCCGCGTGCAGCTCTGGGAAGCAAAGTATGGTTCCGTGAAAGATCAAGTCCAGTCTGAAGACAACAGGGAAGCGTTCAGCGGCTCCCCACTCTCAATGACAGCGAGATAAACATGCCAGTTGAGCAAACTTACTATATCAGCGGACTCGACCAGAATTTGCCGGATGGATCCGACCCGGCATATGAGGCGGATGACTTTATCCGGCTGCTCAAGGATGTCCAGAAAAAGGCGTTTCCCGGCTTTACTGGCTCTGTCCTGGTTGGCGGCATCGATCAAGGAACGGAAAACGCCTACGCGCTGAATCCGTCTGAGCCGCTTCCAGCTTATGGCGCGAGTACAGGCGTCTTATGGTTGCCGTCGAGCACGAATACCGGCGCTTGCACGATGAACATTTCCAATCTCGGTGCGCGTGCTGTCAAGAGTGTTTCCGGTGCTGCGCTGGCCTATGGTGACATCATCGCCGGCTGTCCGGTCTTAATGGTCGATACCGGCACCGAATACCGCTTGGTTTACGCCACGAAAAACTATATCGATCAACTGGCATTCAGTTCGGCGCTGCCTGCGCAATCCGGGCGCAAAATCCTGGTCACGAACGGCACGGTAGCGTCATGGGAGGCGGATCAGACCGGCCAAGCGGGGAAGTTTCTCAAGACAAACGGCAATCAGCCAAGTTGGGAATATGCGAACGTCTCGGTTCTCGGCGCGACCGTAACCGACAACCTGACGCTGACGGATTTTGTCCCAAAAATCTGGCCGTGCGCCACGACTGCAGCGGGCAAATGCCTGACCGCCCCGATTGTCACGACGTCCACAGCACTGGGCTTGCTCGCAATCATCGACAACACAGAGGGAGGTTACGCGGTCGGCTGGCGCGACTCCACCGGCGCACTTGTCGGTAAGAACTGCGTTGCTCCTGGTGGCATCGCCCACGTCTACCTGCAGGACAATTCGACCGCTGCCGGCAAGTGGCGCATCGAGGGAACGAACCTGCAGCCGGGTTCGACCACGATCGACACCACACTGAGCAGCACGTATTCGGGCGATGCCTTGGCGTCTTATGTCGCGCTGGATGACAACACATCGATCCACTTCGCAAAGCGTTCGAGCGGGTTTGCTGCATTCGTCGTGGACAACACAGGGAAGGCGGTAACGACGCCAGTCACGGTCAGTTCGACCAGCGGAGATGTTCCCGTCCAGGCGTTCAAGGTCGATGCCACGCACGCGATCTGTTTTTATGGTCAGAATTCCGCGACAAGCAAGGCTGTTGTCCTGACGCTTTCCGGCTCTGCTGGGGCGTTCTCGCTCGCGGTGGGCACGCCTGTTGCCACGACTGACACCATCGCAGCCGCATGGGGTGGGGAAGACTTCAAGGGTTCGCCCAAAATCGCGCAACTGACCGGCTCGCTGTACGTTGCCAGCTATATCAATTCCACGAACACCAAGGCAATCGCGCTATCGGTGAGCGGGGCGACGATTACGATCGGCACTGCCGCCAACATCATCACGTCAAACAGCGTTGCCGGAAGCACGGCCACCTACCCGCTGACGGCTTCCACGGCCCTGGTGATCTACAACAGTGGGGCATCAAGCCCGTACCAGGTGAATGCTGTCGTTGTAAGTGTGGCCGGAACGACTTGCACTATCGGGACGCCTGCCGCATCGGGATTGTCATCTGATTATGGAACATCAGGCCCGAAATCATCGTGCCGGTTGTCCGCGACAAAGGTGCTTGTGGCTGGCATGCCAGAGAATGAATCCGGCCCCAATGCCGTGGCAATTACGATTGCAAGCACGACGGTGACGTGGGGGACGAATATTCAACTTGAAGCCACGGCAGAACCAATCCTCGATTACTCGGACTCGCTCGCCACCCGCCACAATCCGCACCTGTTCCCGCTGTCGGCTAATACCGCCCTGCTCTGGTATGCGGGCGAGAACGGCATTTCCCGCGCTGTCGTCCTGAGCGAAAGCAGCGGTGTGTTGACTCCGGGGGGCATCCTGTTCAACAGTTTTTCTTCGGCCTCGTCCGGTGATGGCTTGGGCATGGTGGCGGCGCAAGGCACCACCGAATTCCTTGCGGTGCAGCAGGAAGGCACATCGTCTTCGCTGTCGCTAAAGGCAATCCCGCACAAGATTAGCGGAACGGCCGTTACTTACGGATCGTCTTCCCCGCGTCTGCTTGGCACATCGATGGCGACATCCATCACGAGCGGCGGCACCGGGATGGCGGCGCGCTTGCCGGGCGGTGACTATGTGGTGAACCCCGGTACTCGCGGCTATGGATTGCCGGTGATCCGTTGCAGTGGCGACGCGGCAAGCGTGCGCGGAACCATCCCTGTTCCAAATATGACGCCGGCAGGCTTTCCGCCTGCAATCGTCGGAAATCGCGTGATCCTACTCGGCAGCACCTACGGCACAACAGTTGGCCCCACTACCCCGCAGTTACGGGTTGTGAACGTGGAGATTGCGCAGTAATGGCTACCTACCCCGTCGATGGCTTGGGAACGATCGGCATCATTCGTGACGCCGCCCCGCATGAGTTGCCGCCCAATGCATGGAGCGACGGCAAGAACGTACGCTTTGCCGATGGCTACGTCGAGCGCATGCGGGGACATCAGGTCATCTATGGTGCACCGCCAATCGAGCCTTATTTCCTCCTGCCGTACAGCATGGCCGGTGCGCGCAACTGGATTTATGCCGGCGCTCAAAAGATGTACGCGGTTTCGGTCGACACCCATTCCAATATCACGCGGCAAACTGGCGGTGTCGATGTGGATTACTCGGCCACGCCGGGAAATGTCTGGACGGGAACGGACATCGGCGGCGTCGCCGTTCTGAACAATGGCGTCGACGTGCCGCAGGTATGGGCAGGGACTGGCCGGGCCGTCAATCTTCCAGATTGGACGAATGGCCTGCGATGCAAGGCAATGCGCAAGCACAAGTTCAGTTTGGTGGCGATGAACCTGATCGAATCCGGCGTCGATAAGCCGCATCGAGTGCTGGTTTCTCATCCTGCTGAGCCTGGAACCGTGCCTGCATCGTGGGACACGGCGGACGCAACAAAAGATGTCGTCGTGCAAGACCTGTCGAAAACAGAGGGGCGCTTGGTCGATGGCGCTTCCATCGGCGACCATTTCTATCTATACAAGGAATCGTCCATCTACCGCATGAGCTACGTCGGCGGGAATGATATATGGGCGTTCTCAGAACCGATTTCCGAGCAGGCCGGGGCGCTGGCGGTGAACTGTATTGCGCGCTTCGACCTCGGGCATGCCGTGCTCGGCCAAGGGGATGTTTTCCTGAATACTGGATCGAGGATCGAAAGCATCCTTAACCAGAAAATGCGCCGCTGGCTGCAAACGTCGATGGATGCGAGCAATTACGACCGCTCTTTTCTGGCGACGAACCCAACACGGAACGAGGTGTGGGTATGCATCCCGCGCCTTGGTGCGAGCGTTCCGAATGTCGCCCTGGTGTGGAATTACAAAGATAACGTTTGGACGATTCGCGATCTCCCCCGCGCCCATTACGCGGCTTCCGGCGTGATCGACACAATCGTGACGAACTCCTTCGATTCGCGCCTTGACCCCTTCGACAGTTACACCGACCCGTTCGATTACAACGAGTACACCCAGGCATCACAGCGCATGGTGATCGCCAGCGCAGCGAGAAAGCTCTACTTGGCTGATGCTTCGCGCCTGTTCGATGAGACGAACTTTCAATCCTATGTTGCGCGGACTGGTCTCGACCTGGGCGACCCTCAATACTTCAAATTGGTTTCCGCAGTCTATCCGCGCATCGAAGGAGCGGCGGGCAATGTAGTGCGTGTGTATGTGGGCGGTTATAACGACATCGGCAAGCCGGTGACATGGAGCACGCCGCGCAATTTCGTAATCGGAACCGACACGAAAGTGGATGTAACGGAAGAGTGGCGGTACATCGCTATCAAGTTCGAGACGGTGCAGCAAGCCACATGGCGGCTGAAAAGCTATCTATTGGAGTATCAGAAAACAGGGATGTGGTGATGGACTATCAAGCAGGGATTGTTCCCCAGGAGCCGGCGAATTTGCCGGCTTTTTTATTGGCCGAACTGCAGCGGCTGCAAGAGGTGTTGAGCGGTCAGCAGTCGTTCATGTGGCTGCGCGAGCTGCACGTAGAGCCGAAGAAGCCACGTAACGGGATGGCTGTCTATGCAGACGGCACAGATTGGAATCCGGGAAGTGGGCGCGGCCTGTACCACCGCAGGGATAACGCCTGGGTATTCATCGCATAAGGAATCGACATGGCACTGAGTTACGACGATCTGCTGAACTACATTGGCTCCAACAAGTCGCTTGAAGATCGGTTCTACACGGACGAGGGCGGCTTATCGTCGCAAGGCGGCGTATATGGTTACGGCGCCAATGAGTACGGACCTCTAAGCGGCCTTCTCAACAGTAACCAAACTACCTACCGCACCTACGACATTCCGGGCGCTGGCCGCTTTCAGTTCGACCCCACGCGGCAGACCTTCAACCAGTTTGAAAACCGAAACGGCAGTACCGGGATGTACAACCCCGGCAGCAGCGGCCAGAACTACACCGAAATATCGAAAGACGGCACGACACAAAAGCAGTCCATTTTTCACAATGGGCTGACGGACAAGATCGGCGGGAAATTGCCGGTCGTTGTGCCGGCGCTGATGGCGATGTTTGGCGGTGCTGCGGCTATGGGCGCAGGTAGTGCAGGCGCAGGAGCAGCGGCAGGGGCGGCAGAGGGCGCCGGAGGGTTCGCCGCGCTTCCTGCTGGCGGCATGACCGCAACAGGTACAGCAGCGCCATGGGCAACGTCAGCGGGCGGCCTTGGCACTTTGGGCAGCGGCACCTATGGCGCGACAACGGCGGGTGTCGGCTCCCTTATGGGAACGGCTGGCGGCGGTGGTGCGCTTGGCACTGGATTGGCAGGCGCAACAACTGCAGGACTTGGAACAACAGGAGGTTCTATGTTTGGTTTGGATAGTTTATTTGGCTCTGGCGGCGACATGTGGGGCAAGGCGCTCGACTTCGCAACCAGCAAGGGCGGCAGCGCCCTACTTGGCGGCCTGCTCGGCGGCAGCAGCAGCGGTCCGGACAATCTCACGTCCACAAGTCAGAATAAGATGGACCCGCGCATGGACCCATACGTTTATGGGCAGGGTGGAATCCTGAATCAGATCATGGCACAGTCCGGAAAGCAGCAAGCGCCGGGTATGGCGAACTTCGGCGCCAATATCGATGACTACCTGAACGATTGGGGACCGGACACGTTCCGCAAAAATCAGCAGGCCGCGCAGGGGCTGCAGGGCAGCAACATCAGCGCGCCCCAGGTCAACGCACCGAGTCAGAACAATCTCAATCTCTCGCCTGCCTATCAGGACATGATTTACGGTCAGGCCGGCGCAAACCCCTATCTGACAGGCGCGATCCAGAAGGGCATTAACCAGTCCACGAACGCATTCGGCAACTACATGACGGATGCGACGAAGGCGACCACGGACCTTCTCGGGAACATCCGTGGTGGCGCGGTGATGAACAACACCCTCGGAGGCAACCGGCAGGGCATCGCGGAAGGCCGGGCACTGTCTGACCTGTCCAGCAACTTGACCAGGGCGGCGACACAGTTCGGCCAGAACAACACCGATGCGGCCGTATCAGCACAGGCCGGTGCGTACGACGCCGACCGCAACCGCGCACTGTCCGCGATGACAGGGCTCGGCGGGCAGCAGTATCAAACCGCGATCACGAACGCGCAACTGCAGGCTGATACGAACCGGCTCAACAGTCAGAACCAGATTGCCGGCATAGGTCTGTCCAATGGGCTGCTGGGGCAAGCGTATGGAATCGGGCAACAACAGGATCAGTATTCGATGGGGAACCTGAAGGATGTAAGCGGTTTGTTGTCCCAATACACGGGGCTGAACAACTCGAATACGCAGAGCCAGCCGCTTTACCAGAACCAGACGGGCAACGTGCTCGGCGGGGCGATGGCAGGGCTCGGGCTGTGGAATGCATTTAACCAACCGACGAGGTAAGACATGGCAAAACTCGACTATCAAGGCGGCTTACTCGGTGGCTTTGCCGATCCGCAGAACATGGGCTTGCTGTCGGCAGCGGCGGCTATTCTCGACCGTTCGGGGCCCTCGACGCGGCCCTCGTCGCTTGGGCAGATTCTTGGGGGCGGGCTGCTGGCTGGCGTGCAGGGGATGCAGAACGCGCAGGACAGCGCCTTTCAGCGCAGAGTGAACAACATGCGCTTGGGCGAAATGGAACGGCAAATCGGCGAAACAGAGGCAATCAGGCAGGCCGGGCGGGATGCGATGCGCACACCCGAACAAATGGCATTGAGCAACGGGCAGGGGCCAACGCAGGCCAATGCAGACAGGATTCCAGGCATGCAGCCCAGCTTTGACACGCAGGGCTTTGTGTCTTCCCTGATGGGGATTGACCCGCTCAAGGGGCTGGAACTGCAGCGGACTTTAGCGAAGCAGCAGGAAGAATTCGGCACAAGTCCACAGGTTGGGGTCGATCCGACAACCGGCCAGCCATTTACCTACCTTGTGGGGAAGAACGGCACCATCAAGCGCCTTGATAACAATCTGCCGCGTGACAAGCTGGACTTCCAGAATCTGAACGGCCAGACGGTCGGCGTGAATCCCTACACAGGGCAAACGGGCGTAACGCTTCAGCACACGCGATCCCCGGATTCGATTGCATCCAACAGCTTGGGGTGGGCAAATTACAACCTGTCCAAGCAGAACGCGGAAAGGGCGCAGCAAAACGCTGATCGCGTCCAGCATGTCACGGTAGACGGCCAGCCGTTCACCTTCAATCCAAGGACAGGGCAATATGCGCCCGGTGTTGGTCCCGGCGGCGCCCCACTTCCAAGGACGGACAAGCCGCTGACAGAGGCGCAGTCGAAAGACAATCTGTTTGGTACGCGCATGCAGGAGGCTGACAAAACCTTGAGCACACTAGAAGATCAAGGTGTTCTTCGATCCGGGAACATCAAATCTTTCGCGGAGGGAGCCGGGCGCGTGCTTGGACTCGGGACGGAAAGCCTGGGTGGGACACTATCCGATGTTTTCGGAACCGCCACCAACTGGACGCAATCGGCGAATCAACAAAAGGTCGAGCAGGCAAAGCGCAACTTTCTTAATGCCGCCTTGCGTAAAGAATCAGGCGCTGTCATTTCGCCGGCTGAATTTGCTAACGGGGATAAGCAATACTTCCCACAACCGGGCGACTCGGATGCGGTCATCGAGCAGAAGCGCCGAAATCGCCAAACTGCGATCCACGGAACCTTGGCTGGCGTCCCTGGAGGCTCGCGCATCGCCCCGCCGCCGGCTGCTAACAATCTACCCAATGGCTGGACCGTAACGGAGAAGCCTTAATGCCCACTTTCGAATTCACTTCGCCGGAAGGCAAGACATACAGCGTTACCGGACCGGACGGCTCAACCAAAGAGCAGGCGTTCCAGATGCTGCAATCGCAACTCGGCAGCCAGCAGGCAGCGCCAAAGCCGGAGGAACCATTCGGCCAGCGCGTGAACCGCGAGATTGCGGACATTCCGCGTCAGGTCGGATTGACTGCGCGGCATGCTGTCGAGGGCGTCGGCGATGCACTTGAGTTTGTCTCAAGTCCGATTCGTGCCGGCCTGAATGCCGTCTTGCCTGACTCGATGGCTATCAAGCCGGGTATCGGCAAATATGCCGCAGACAAGATCGGGCTGCCGACTCCACAGAACTCGACGGAGCGCGTCGTCGGCGATGCTGCGCGATTGATGGCTGGATCGATGGTCCCGGTTGCTGGCGCCGGGAGACTGGCGCAGGGTGCGGAGGGAGTCACGAAGGCGACGCTTCAGGGACTGGCAAGCAATCCTGGTTCGCAGTTGACATCTGCAGCCGCTGCCGGTGGTGCCGGCGGTTACACCCGCGAAACTGGCGGCAATGACGGTTCTCAGCTCGCCGCATCCCTCGCCGCTGGCATTACCGCGCCTATGGCATTGAGCAAGGTGCAGCAGGTCGGCACCAGCGCAGCAAACGCTTTCCGCAATCGTGTCGCGCCGCAAAATGTGCAGGTCGATGTCACGATCAATAACGCGCTGAGAGATAGCGGCGTGTCGTTTGCCGATCTGCCGGCCAATGTTCGCAACAGCATCCGTACCGACGTGCAGCAAGCAATGCGCTCGGATGGCGTTCTGTCTCCTGATGCAATCCGCAGACTTGCCGATTACCGTCTGACCGGCGCAACGCCGCGCGTCGGTACGCTGACGCTTGACCCGGTAACTCTCACCCAAGAAAAGAATCTGGCGAAGATCGGCGCCAACAGCAAGGATGCGGCAGCGCAGCAGTTGGCCCAGGTTGAGAATGCCAACAATCGGCAACTGATTTCCGGGTTGAATGACTTGGGCGCGGGTCAAGCACAAGGGCAATATGCGACCGGCCAGACGCTGCGCGACACGCTTGGCGGTTACGCCACCCGGCAGCAGGGCGAAATCACGAACCTCTATAACGCGGCCAAGGATTCACAGGGAAGGGCCGCAAGGCTCGATCCGCAAGCCTTCTCCACGACGGCGAATAACCTGCTCGACTTCAATCTGAAAGGTGCGTTTGTGCCGGACAATATTCGCACGATGATGAACGATTTCGCCTCGGGCAGGGTGCCGTTGAATGTCCACACTGCAGAGCAGTTCAAAACCATCATCGGCAATGCGCAGCGCGGCGCTACCGATGGCAATGCGCGTGCTGCGCTCGGGTTCATTCGTCAGGCGCTGGATAATGCTCCGCTGATTGCAGATACGGCCGTACCGCCTGCGGCCGTCAACGGTGGGTTTCAACTCAAGCCGGCCGGCGGCGTCTCCGCAGAGCTACGGCCGAACATCGGCCAAGAGGCAATCGACGCATTCAACGCCGCGCGCGGGGCGAATCGCAGCTTCATGCAGCAGGTCGAGAGAACCCCCTCTTTGGCTGCCGCGATCGATGACGCTGCGCCGGATGCGTTCTTTCAAAAGCATGTGCTGAATGCCAACGTGCGCGACTTGCGGGCGACGCTTGATGTTGTTGGTAACAACCAGGGCGTGCGTAATTCCATTAGGTCGGAAGTACTTGGTTATCTGAAGTCCGAGGCAGTTAATGGGGCTGCCGACGAAGCGGCCAACATTAGCCAGTCGGCGCTTAATAAGGCCCTGAGGCGCATCGGCGACCAAAAATTGGAGCTGCTGTTCGATCCGCAGGAAATTCAGCAATTGAAAGCAATCGGACGTGTTGCCAGCTATGAGCAGTTCCAGCCGCGCGGCTCGGCGGTGAACAACTCAAACACCACGGCGGCGCTTACCGGGGTGCTTGATCGGATCGCAAATAGCCCCCTGTTGAGCAAGATACCCTTTGGGAACTACATCTCTGGACCAGCGCAAAACATATCGGTGGGGATGCAGGCAAACAGGGCAATGGATGTCCCGCGCGGGCTTCTGTCTCAAATCCCGCTTGGGCCAAGGCCGCCGGCTGGCCTGTTGATGTCGCCAGCAGCATTCATGCAGCCAGACGAGCGGGAGCAAAGAGGGCTACTTTTTCCGTGAGTTGAGCCACGCGGTCACGATGCCAGCGATGACCGCGCCGAGCTGTATGGGATCGATTCCGTATTCGCGCATAGTCTTCGCATTATACAAGTCAGAACAACACACCCGCCGCGAGCGGGTTTTTCTTTATGGGAGTGAAGATGCCGCCAGAAAAATCACCAGAAACCTACTCGGTCCTGACTTACCTGTGGGTGTTCGGCCTGTCTGCCTTGGGCGGCGCCGTGTCGTTTATCCGAAAGGTCAAGGATGGGCATGCGCGGGCATTCAACGTAGCCGAATTGTTCGGAGAGCTATTCACGTCCGCTTTCGCCGGCGTGCTGACGTTCTACCTGTGCGAGTGGTCGGGGTTCGCGCCGTTGGCTACCGCTGCATTCGTCGGCATAGCCGGTCATATGGGAAGCCGCGCACTGTTCCAGCTCGAAGGGTTCTTTGAGACGAAGTTTCCGCGCTCGGACAGCGGTAAGAACTCGGACGAGGAGGGCAAGTCATGACGCCTCTACGCTTACTCAAGACAGCGATTGTGCCGGCGCTGGCTGATCTAGCCGGATCGGGTATCAAGGATTCGTTCGAGGCGCGGCGTTTTCTCCTGGCCATCGCGCTGCAGGAATCCGGACTGCGGCATCGACGTCAGGTTGTCGGCGGGACTGAATCCGGCCCTGCATCATCGTTCTGGCAGTTCGAGCGCGCTGGAGGTTGTCGTGAGGTGCTGACCAATCGCAGCACCACAAACCACATGAAGCGGGTATGCGCCGACTACAACGTGGTGCCGACCGACGCCGGATTGTGGGAAGCGATGCGCTATCAAGACATCGTGGCGGCTACAGCGGCGCGGCTGCTGATCTATACCTTGCCGTCATCGCTCCCGGTTACTGCCGATCAAGGCTGGCAGCAGTACATCAGCGCATGGCGTCCGGGAAAGCCACATCCCCAGACTTGGGCGGCAAACTGGACTGCCGCCGATAGCGCGGCGCGGGGTGAGTCATGAGTCCGCTGACACTCAACCCGCTGGCGCTGCTCGTCGGCGGCGCGCTCGCTGTGGCTATCGGCTTCGGTAGTGGTTGGACTGCAAACGGCTGGCGACTCGATGCCGAGATTTCGAGTATCAAGGCTGATCGGGCAAGCGATCGCGCAGACCAGGCACAAGCCGCGCTCACCGACCTGGCCGAAGCCGCGAAGAAGATCAAGGATGCTGCCGACGGCGCGGGGATTGAATTCTTCGCTGTGAATACTCAGCTCGCCGATATTAAAAAGGATCTGAAAAATGCGAACGCAAAGCCTCTCCCTCCTGATTGCCGCCCTGATACTGTCCGCGTGCGCAGCCTCGCCGCCGCTGTTGACGCCACCAACAAAGCCGCCGCTGGACTCGGGACTGTCGGCACCGTGTCGAACGCTAGAAAACCCTGAAACGGCGGATTATGACGCTTGGCTGGATTGGATCATTGACGAGGTTCTGCCAGCATACGCTGATTGCAAAATCCGTCATGCGCGAACTGTGGAGGCTTGGCCGAAGTAAAATCCCCGCATGAAATATTTCCTCCTCGCCCTAACCATCGCAATCCCTGCTCAAGCTCACCAAGTCATCGGGATTGCCGACGGCGATACCCTTACTCTCCTGGTCGACCAAAAGCCGCTGAAGGTCCGGCTTGCCAACATTGATGCACCGGAGAAAGCCCAGGCGTTCGGCCAGCGCTCAAAGCAATCCCTGTCTGACCTCTGCTGGAAAAAGGATGCTGATTACCGCGTTCAGGATGTCGACCGATACGGGCGAACTGTGGCGGTTGTCACCTGCAACGGCGTCGACGTGAACCGCGCCCAGGTCGAGCGCGGCTTTGCCTGGGTGTACAAGAAATACAATAAGGACCGGGCGTTGTCAGCACTGCAGGATCAAGCAAGGGAAGGGCGGCGCGGTCTGTGGGCTGATGCTGAGCCGGTGCCGCCTTGGGAATTCAGACGGCAGGGGCGTCGATAACCGATAGCTTTGCGCTCATCAGCAATGCTTCTGCCTCAATATATTCAGCATGTGTGAGATGGTAGGCTGCCGTCGCCCTTTCTCGCTCCTCCCTGTTCATATTGGCGGCGTTTCTTCCCGCCAACAATTCGTACCTATTCCGCTTTCTCTCGACATCAATTGCGAGGGCGGTTATTCGGTTGGCTTGGTCTTCGGTCATTTTTCGCTCCATTTTGGTAGTGATAGAATTCTACGCTCGCTTCAGCATGCGCCGCTTATGTGTGAAAATCCCGGTCATAGATTCGTCTTTCCGTGGGGACGCCATTCTAAGACCGGTAGCAGCAGCTAACCGGTAAGTGATCTGGAAAGTTTGAGCAGTGTCGTCTAAAACGACCTGTTCAACCAATCCTTTCAAAAGATCACGAAGTTTTTCCCTATCCAGTTCATCGAATTCTTCAGCAATCAGGTTTAGCATGCGCGCGACTTGGGGCGCGGCTAAGGCTTTCACTTTGGCAACCTGCTTTGCTTCTTCTTCCCGCTTTTCGATCTCGACCAGCATTGCCGTGCGCTGCCCGTCGTAATCCTCGATCTGGCGCAGGAGCGGTTCCGGCCTTGCGGTGTCTGACAGCATTTCGGTAAGCCGTTTGATGCGGCGCTCCAGGTCGGCGGCATCCCTTTTCATTGCTGGCAGGGCGTCATCCTTGCGTCGATCGTCAAACTGCTGGCGCGCCGCTGCCGTCAGTTCTTCGATGAAATCCGGTGTGCGCATGTCCTCTACAACCTGGGTGAGCACCGCGGATTCCACCGTATTGGCTTTGACCCGCTTCCCCTTCCCGAGCCGGTAATAACCGCCGTCGCCACCGTCCGAGCCGCGCCAGTTGTTTCCTGTGGGGCATTTCAGCAATCCGGTCAGCAGGTAGTCGGCATGCGAGTGGTGCCCACGATCGAACGATTCAAGCCGCACCAGCAGTATTTCGGCTTCCTCGTCGGTAATCAGTGCCTCGTGGGTATTCTTCTGGATGACCCATTCTGAGCGCGGTCGCCGCTTGACGCCTCCGGCATACCCGCTCGGTCCATGCTCATGTCTGACATTCCAAGCGGTATGCCCGGCATAGGTGAGGGCGTTCCACTCGATGCCGACCAAGGTGCTCGGCGATGCCTTCAGCCCTACCTTACCCGCCGCATTCGGTCGGTTCACGCCCTTGGCTCGCAACGTCAGATAGGTTTTCATCATGCCGGCGTCTTCGGACGGAACCAGCTTGCTTTTGCGTACCGGCGCACCTTCCCGCATTGCTCCTGTCTCGACGTGTTCGAGCTGGTAGCCGATCGGCGCCCGCCCGCCAGCACGCCAGCCTTGCCGCACGTTCTCAGCCATTCCGGCCAAGCCCTTTTGTTTGCTGGTGAGACTGTGCCATTCGTCCATTGCCTGAAGAATGGATTTCAGAAGCATTTCGGTAATCGGGTCGGAGTCAGGCAGGGACTTGTACACCACCCGTACACCATGCTTTTTAGCCTCGACCTCTTCGAAGACGAGGGAGATATGCCGACGTCGTGCAAGCCGCGATGTGTCGAGAATCAGGAGAGTGTCCCACCCGCGCCGCTTGTTGCGCATGGCAGTAAGTAACTTTTGGAAACCTTCCCGTAATTCGTCTTTGCCGGATTCAACCGCGTCGGCGAACTCGGCAACGATGGTAAAGCCGCGATCAGATGCTAGTTGCTGCAACTGCCTCCGCTGTGCGTCGATTGATACGTCGCTTCGGTCTTTGCTGCTCCGGAGGTAGAGCGCCGCCCTGGTTATCTGCGTTATTGTCATGGTTTTTAATATCATCCATTAATGCGAGCGCGAATGTTACCGCAGCCTCTTTGCAGGGCCGGTTTATCGAGGGGAGTGCTTTAAGTTTCATGATTGCTCCCGCTATCTGATTGGGAGGGGGCGGCGGCTTTGTTGCGCTGGAATGCAAGATTCAATCCGTCGTGCGAATCCACTTCATCGGCTGGCACAAACTCCATTTCGTAGCCGTCTGGATAGTGCTCCGCATAGGTCTCGTGGCGATCTGGTCGAGAACCTGGGGTTACTCCTAGATCATGAGGCACGTAACCTTCGTGGCTGCACAAGTGAGAGCCAAGGAGTG